CACCTCGATTTTATAAAAATTGCAACAGGACTTGGAGAACCTACTCTTTATTATCTACAGGATTATTCCGAGGCTACAATTAAGACTCAGGGGTATTATTCTTTAAAAGCAATCGCCCTTGCCGGTGTGGCTGGTGCATATCTTGAAAAGACCTTTAGTCCTATTGATTTAACAGGAGTAAATACCCTCTTGTTGGATACAGAGTCCACTCTAACTGGTTCTAATTATTCTATAGGAATTTATAATTCCAATACAGCGGTTTGGACAACAACTACACCCAATATTATTGTAGCTAATGATTTTCAAAACATATCTTGGGATATTTCGGGGGTAGTTGATGCTAATAAAAATAGTATAACTAAAATACGCATTACAGCCATTACTGACGGGTGGACAGCTTACTTTGATAATTTCTTCGCTAATAAAAGTGGGGCAAGTCTATATACTAACGCTGCCACAATGTGGACAGTTGGCGGTGTTTGTAGTGTCTATATTGCCTCCCAAAGACCAATACAGGGAGCAACTTTTTATATAGGAACAGCCAACACAAGTGCCGCAACAGCCACAGGTTTTCAATGGAATGGTTCAGCATGGGCAGGATTAACCATCTCGGACGGAACATCTGTGGGAGGAAAGACACTGGCTAAATCTGGTGAAATATCATTTGCATCCACTGTTGGGACATCGGTTCCTAAAGCAATCAACACTTCGGTGGCCTATTACTATAAGTTTGTTTTTACAGGAATTGATTCCGGTGTTACCGTTATTCATTGTACTATTGATGCCCCCATGCAACCCACTACGGATTTATGGGATGGTGTAAATCGTTCAGTGATGCAATGCTTATGGCACGATGATAGCTCAAGTAAGAATTATACTGATTATACAACTAATGTTGCTGCCTCCACATCCTCAAATCCAAAAGTATATTATAAGTCAAACCCTTGGACGTTTATGCCATTTTACTCCGATAATAGCAGTTTTTCTTTATATCTTGCTTTTGCGGAACCACAAATGGGTATTTTTTTTCACTTGGCTGATGGTAAAGACGTTAATACCAATGCATCCAATATGACGGTGAATTACTGTAATGGGATAGAATTTACTCCTGTTACTGATTTGCAGGATGGGACTTCAGATTCAGGGGTTACGCTAAGTCATTCAGGTATAGTCACATGGTCTCCGCCTATCCAAAATACAGAGTTTAAAACCAATGTTTATAATCAAAATCAATGGTATTATTATCAAATAACATTTGACCATAAAATAGCCAATGTTCCGATTATTGTAGAGGGGGTTCCTTCTCACACTACAGTCAATATTGATACTATTGGTGGAATAACATCTCCGAAAACAATCTCGCCATACAGATTTTCTGCGTTATGGCAAAATAGACTTTGGCTATTTAATGACCAAGCCTACAAGAAAAATTATGGAATTTGTTCAAATTACGGAACTAATTCTGTGTTTAATGGAGATGACACGGTTGAATTTGAATTTGGAACAAAAGAACTGATGTGCGCCGAATCTATGTATAGCCGTTACGGAAGCAATCTTTATGATAATTTAATCGTATGCGGAAGAGATAGTACTTATTTAATAGATGGCACTAGCCCGTCTAATTGGATATTATATACAGTGTCGGATAAAAAGGGATGTATTGCACCTCTCACTTTTAAAAAGTGCGATATGGGTTTTGAGGTGGCGGAGGGAATCACCAAGCACGTTCTTATATGGCGAGCAAGTGGGAGTATAGAGTTCTTTGATGGGAATACTATTGCAACTATAAGTGATGATATTGAAAATTTCTTTGACCCGTCAAAAACAGAATATATTGACCCGATGATATATGATGTAAGTCAGGAGTCTGCCGGATATGACGAAAACAATGGAGAGTATCACTGGATTTTTACTAATATAGATGGAAAACAGGAATGGATTTATAATTTAGCTGACAAAAAATGGTCTCGGTTTTACAGGGGAACAGGCAAGTCACTTAATTGCTTCTTCCCTGTTCAGGATAATCAGGGAACAGGTTATTTATATGGTGGAACTACAGATGGATTTGTAGAGAGATTGGAAAACGGAACTACGTTTGATGGTAATCCGATATGGTATAGATTTTTTCTTGGCGACATTCTTCTGGCAAAGACAGCAATGTATGTCACCAAACTGAGACATATCAAACTTACCGCCAAATCAAAGAACGTATCTGCGGCGACAATTACTGCTACTTATTATCCAGATGCAGCTATTACGGGAACCACACTTTTACCGATACAAACGCAAAAGGATTTGACACATAGATTATACCAAGCAAAGTGGTCAATAGACCAAAACGCAGTATTTCACGGACTATGCTTTGATATGACAACCACAAATGAAGTTATTGGGATGGAACCTTTATTGGTTTCAGGGCTTTACGAAATTTTGCGTGAGGATTTACTGTAAGGAGGCAAATAAATTGGCGGACTCTTATTTACAAGATATACTTAGCGGTCAGGCACAAAAAGAAATAACAGGTGGCGGAAAATTAACTCCTCAACAAATTGAGGCTGCCTTTCAGGGAGACATAAATGCCCGTTATCAAGCTGAAGCCAAAGAGAGACAACTCAACATAGAACAGCAAAGAACTAATATAGCCGCTGGCGAATCAGCACTTAGGAGTAAATCCGAAGGTGCTAAGGAAACTATCGGTATGGTTCAAACTGGGGTGAATACCGCAGCAGCAGTAGGGAATCTTGCCTTGGGTGGTGCAAAACTATTTAGTGCTACCAAAGGAACTGAGACACTTGGTGAGGCTGCTTTTACTCCAAGTGCTTTAGAGACAACGGCAACCCCCGGAGAAACGGCGGCATTTGGGCAACCATTGTTGACAGCAGACCCTGCACTTATGACAGCGGCGGAAGCAACGCCAGCAGCGTCCATAGGGGCAGGTGCGGCAGAAGGTGGTGCGGCAGCCGTAGAGGGTGCTAGTGCAACAGGAGAAGCAGCAGCTAGCACAGAAGTAGCAGGAGCAGTAGGAGATTCAATTATATCTTATATCACAGAAGCGTTAGGCTCTGCGGCAGCGGCTTGGGTATTGTGTTCAGAACTTGTTAGACAGAATAAATTAGGAGCAAGTATCGTTGAAGAGGAATGGAGTTATATACAGAAACTTATCACAAGAGAAGAATACATTGGATACAGAATATTGGCTGACCCACTCGTTAAGCTAATGCAAAATAGCATAATATTCACGGAAATTATAACTCCTTTTATTAGGGGATTTGCTTACGAAATGGCAGGGAGAGTTAACCCATCTGTAAAAAGAAATTGTTTAGGGAAGCTGTTATTAATTATTGGTTTGCCCTTGTGCAGACTTACATATAAAGTGGCTGAATTATTTTTCATCCTTGTTGGTCAGGAGGTGTAATCATGGCGGATGCGGCCTACACAGTCGATACAAGTTCAGTAGACAGATTGGGAGAAAATATAGGCAGGGCAGCTTACGATGTCGAGCAGGCAAAACAGGCACAGCAGACTACTGCTATGAATAAGATACAACTAGAGGAAGCTAAAAAGAAGCAGAGAGATGACGCAACACCGATACCAATAGATACCATTGCTGCCCCGATGAAGGCAAAAGGATTTGAACCCGAACTTAATTTCCTCAAGGAAGTATCCAAACCTTACGTTAAGAAGGTTGGTGGGGTCGATGTTATTACAAAGGCAGATATGCGTAATGTCACTGACCTGTTAAAGAACAATGCGGAGTTGCAAAACCAATTCTCACAAATCCATATAAATAATTTAAGTGGTCAGGTATCTGAGAAACAAAAAGACCTTGATGAGCTTATGGGGCAACAGAACAGCAAGTTGGATAGGAATGGGGAGCCCATAAAAAACCCTAAGTTAGATGCTCAGATAAAACAAACTCAAGGCTCGATAGCGGGGTTAAACAAACAGATAAGTAATACTTTATATGTTACTTCCGAGGCAGAGCGTAACAGGGTTGAGAAGCTGCAAGCAGAGCAAATGAAGGAAGAAAACCAGCGTAAGATAGCAGCAGAGCATGATAAGACGAGGATAGAGGCCGCAAAAATATCCGCTAATAAGACAACCGGAACTGAAAGAACACAAAAGGAATTTGTTTCTGACTACATGAAAAATCACAAAGGGTCAACCAAAGAACAAGCTATAACTGCTTATAACAGGATTAAAAAGGGAAAAGAGCAAACGATAGAACCGAGAGTAAAGGCTCTTCATAGTATGTATGGTGGAGACTTAAAGAAAGCGACATCGGACTTTCAGGCTGGAAAGTTATCAAGGGCGGATTTCCTCTCTATAACTAAAGCATATCCAGAGGAATACGGATTAAAAGCAGAATAAATGACACCTGAAGAATACTTAAATAACCTTGAGGGCAAAGGTTCTGTGGCGCAGAAACCACCATCAGAGTTTACTCCAGAGGAGTATGTAAATAGCCTTGAAGGTAGGCAGAAAAATACCCCTGCCAAGATTGATACAAAAAATCAGTCACCTGAACAGTATTTGAACTCTCTTAAAAAAGAACCATCCGACTCAAATATGTGGGAGTCCGTAAAGAGTTTTGGAAATGCTTTATGGAAAGTGCCTGTTGCTGCCACAGGAAGCATACCGGGGCAGATTGCCGGTGGTTATTCTGGAATGGCGGCAGGTCTAGGCAGGATATCTTCTGGTGGGAATATAGATGAATCCCTTGCATCAGCACAGGAAGCAAGCGAGAAAACATCAAACTGGCTATCAGAACAACTTAACCTAACCAAGACAGAAAAAGAATCATTGGAACTGATTGGCTGGCCGTTTGAAAAATTACTTAATATTGCCGACTGGGTGGCAAGTAATATTCTCATTAAACCAACAATGGGTCTCGCTGCTGGTGCTGGCATGGCATCTACCGGGGCAAACTGGGATAAAGTAAAACAAGCAATTATCGAAGGCTCCGGTGACAGGACTATTGGGGAGCCAATAATAGCAGCTATTCTAAAAACATGGGCTTTAGCAGAAGCACCAAGATTAGCCCGTAAAGCAGTCGGGGTTCCTATCAGGCTTGAAGAGATACGATATAGGGCGAAAGCATGGGAGGATTGGAGAAAAGGTGGCTCTAAACCCCTCGAACAGCCTAGAGTTCTTTCAGAAATACCCGAACTATCAAAGACACCCCCCTTAGCTGAAGTGGGAAAATCTAAAAAAGAACAAGCAGCAAAAACATCTGCTGTTACTAAAAATATAAAACAAACACCTGAAGATTACTTGAATGAGTTAGATAAAAGACAGGAAGAAGAAACTACTAATATAATATCGGAAAAAAACCCTCAAGGTCTACGTTTGGCCAATATGGAGGACGGGAAGATTTATGTCGGAGAACTTGGGGAGACCCACGCAGATATTATTGAGAGAACTGGCACTTCATATGGTGGGACTATCACAGGGTTCGTTGACAAGAGTGGCAAGTTTATCCGACAAACTGAATCGGCAGAATTAAAGAGATTGTTAGGACAGGGGAAACCAGAGGAACAACCGCTAGCGGGCGAAAAAGGTGTTGGTGCTAGAGGTATTAAATCGAAAAGAGAGACGCCTACCGACATTACCCAATTAAACAAAGCACTAGACGGAGTTGTGTCGCCCAAAATCCCGCTGAGGAAAAGGATGTCAAACGCAGTATCCCTTGCCGACAGATTTTCAAACTTTAAGGACTCGCTAAACAGGGGCATCACTGAATTAAATATACTTGGAAGAACTTTATGGAACGATGCAAAATCAGGAGAAATAGGGAAACCAAAATATACTGACTTCGATAGAATAAGGGACGAGTATATTGGCAGTTATCAAATAACCTCATTTGAAGCAAAACAATTTGCCGCAAATATAAGGAAACAAATATCCGACCCTAAAAGAAGGGAAGCCATAATAAATTATTTACAAGCCGATGGTGATGACGGCTTGTTGATGCGTCAGCACCAAGAACATCTTGCCAATAATAAGGCAAAGCAATACGCAGATGGTTACAAGTTAGCCACCGAGCTAACACCAGAAGAAAAAATATGGGCGGGCAATGTTGCTCAATATTTTGACGCTAAATTACAGATAGCCAAAGATAGTGGGATGCTAAAGGCGGGTATAGATAATTATATCCCACAAATGTGGAAAAAAGACAATGCAATATCTACGGCACTCAAAGGAGATATTATCGGTGGAAAGCTAACCACGAAACCATCTATGTTACGGAAGAGAATTTTAAGTTCTTATTTTGAGGGGGAGAGAGTTGGTTTAAAACCTTTGAATAAAGATATAGGTGCAATGATAACGGCATACGACCAAGCGTTTAACAGAGCCATTGCCGCAAGAACTTTTATAAAATCTCTACATGACTTGGATATGAAGGATGGTAGCCCTGCATTTGTCCCTATGGGTTCAGGGAAATACAGGTCTTGGGTCAAAGAAGATGAAACAATGGGTAGTGGTTACTTTGTTAAACCGCGTTCTATACCAGATGAGGCGTATGATAATTATAAAATAATAGACCACCCCGCGTTAAGGAAATGGAAATGGGTATCCAAAGATGCCGATGGACAACCCATATTTACACAAGCCGATATGCTAGTCCATAAGGATATTTATAAGAAACTGAACAATATCCTCAAGACATCCGCAATCAGACAGAATAGTTTTGGAAGGGCTGTCCTGCAAACAGCGGCAACGCTAAAAGGGACTTTGTTATCCCTTAGTGGATTCCATCAAGTTCAAGTTGGTGTTCATGCCATGTTCCATAAAGTCAACCCTTTTGGTATGGACATTTTAGGGTGGAAGAGAACAGGAAAGATAGACTTCAGCGACCCTTTGCAGGAAGCATTGGTAAAAAAGGGTCTTATAGTTTCCGATTATAAAAACATGGAATTGTTCCATGAGGGGTTGACCTCTGGTGGTTTAATAGCAAAGATTCCCGGTATTGGGAAGGTCACACAGATGTATACGGATTATCTGTTTACCGACTATATCCCACGCCTAAAAATGAGTATGGCAAAAGAGGCATATGCGAGAAATACAAAAAGATATGCAGGTAAACTAACTGATGAACAGATTATGAGCCTCACCGCCGACCAATCAAACGCAGCCTTTGGAGAACTGAATTATGCCAAGTTAGCCCGTAATCCTACCATACAGGATGTGTTTAGATTAATTGGGCTGGCTCCTGACTTCTTGGAAGCTCGTATCAGGTTTGCAGGTCAGGCAATGAGACCATACGGAGGTATACCAAAGAAATTATCTGATTTAACCCCTAATGAACAAGCTATGGCAGCCGTAGTAAGGGGAGCATTAGGAATGTATGTCACCGCTAGAATAGCCAATTCCCTACTCAATAATGGGGATGCAAAATGGGGAGCAGATAAGGCGTTCTCTGTGGTGTGGGGAGACGAGGAGTTCACCTTACGAAGCGTCCCCGGAGATGTCATGCACTTAGTTACAGACCCTCAAGGGTTCGCTTATAATAGGTTAAGCCCCTTTCTAGCCTTGCCAATTATTAAAGCATTATCAAGGCGAGACGAGTTCGGTAGATACATGGATTTGCAAGACCAAGTAAACTCATTTGCGGCTACATCCGTCCCTATTCCGTTTCAGACAAAGAACGAAAGAAAGATATGGGAACAGGTGTTAGCTTCTATGGGTGTCAATGCTTTCAAGACCAGAACAACCTTTGAACGGGCATTAATGTGGGAACACAGCAAGGCAGTTGTTACTACAATGCCAAGAGAAGAACGGGACAGGTATAATCTGGTCACAAAATTAGCGAGGCAAAAGCGGGAAGCAATTAAAGAACACGACATTGACAAGTATAACGATGCAGATAAAAAAGTAAATCAAGCACTTATAGATAATAAATTATACGGAGAGGATGTCCAAAAGATAGAGAAGTATGCAAAAGAGGACATGGTTGAAAAGTATATATCGGATAACCGCATGGATTTGAGGTCTATCTTTAAGGTGTGGGATAAAGCCACTTCGGATGAGAAGATGTATTACTTCCCGATATTGGAGAAGAGAATGGGGCTTTTAGAGAAAAGCCACCCTGAAAAATATAAAGAGATGTTACCATTCTATCTGGACGCAATAAAAGGCTATGAGTTTTTGTTGACAAGGAATCAAACACAGCCGAAACAGAGCGAGACTGAGCCGGAGATTCCAAACTCACCCGTTAAGGAAATAGGAGAATAGAGAGTGGGAATTGAACATCAAAAAATTCTCTGTTATGAGCGCGGATACCATACTTATCTAGTTGAGAAATTGGCAGAAAGGGCGGCAGAAGTTTGGTTGTTCACCCCTATACTTGGACAGCAGCCAACGTCTAGGGAAGACCAGATTGGTGCGGGTCTCGATGGCGTGGAGAAAATAGATGACTTTGAGGAATATAAAGATAAGGCGGATTTGATTTTCTTTCCCGGAGAGTTTGATGGAGAGTTATGCAATACATTATGGGATGAGGGGTATAGATGCTTTGGCTCAGGGCTATCAGCAGAGTTTGAGATAAATCGTAGACTATTCCTTGAAGCTAGCGCAGAGGTAGGGTTGACTCCTATCCATACTTACTTTGCCGAAGGTTTCGATGAGGCGATAGAGTATTTTAAAAAACGTGGGAATGGTAGGTTATGGGTTAAAACACCTTACTGTAGGGGTGATTTCGATACTATCCCATTCGATACTTTGGACACCTTTATGCCGTGGGTAAACGTCCAGAGAGCCAAGTTGGGTGAACGGGCTTCAAATATTATCGAATTACTCATTCAGGATAACTTTCCTGCCATTGTAGAGGCAGGGGGCGACAGATACATAGTCAACGGAAAAAGAACGCCCGTAGGTTCAATAGGATATGAAATAAAGGATAAAGGCTATATATATAGAATAACCGATTCCTTCCCCGAAGTTATAGATGATGTTGACAAAAGAATGGAACCCAAGTTTAGAGAAAGAGGGTATAAAGGGGCTTGGTCAACGGAAATAAGGATTAACGAGCAGGGGATAAAACGGTTCACAGACGGGACAGCGAGGTTTGGTTCTCCTCCGGGTCAAGGATTTTGTGAGTCCTATACAGACTTTCCACAGGATGTTTTTGATGTAGCGAATGGTGATATGCCAAAAATGGAAAGCAAAAACAGCCACGGGGCAATAATTATCCTGACTTCTTGGTTTAACCAAGACCATGAAATCTGTGTGGAGTTTCCTGAAGAATACAAGGATAATGTAAAATTACAGCACTCATATAAATATAATAAAAAATATTATTGCTTACCCAACGATGCAAAAGATGGATATTTTGGAGCGGTCGTGGCTACTGGCAACAGTGTGGAATCCGCCACGAGTAAAGCACTCGAAGTAGCCGGTTCAATAATTTGCCTTGGCATGGAGTATGACGAATCCGTTTTTGATAAAGCACAAGAGGTAATAGATAAGGGCAAGCCGTTTGGTATAGAGATATGAAGATAACGATAGAGACCCTTCCTATAGAACAAATGCGGTGGCATGGTCTAGGGGACTATTATGAAACAATAGGGGACACCACGAGAATATATGTGGCTGAAACAGGTAACGAGCTTTACAATCGCTTTATAGCAATACACGAATTAATCGAAAACACGTTGCTTATGGCGCATGGTATTCCTGTTAGAAAAATAGATACCTATTGCGACAAGATTTTTGCAGAAGGCGAAAGCCCCGATTCAGAAAGCCCCGACAGCCCCATACATAAAGAACATATATTCTCTGACGCTTGTGAGACACTGGTGGCGATAGAATCAAGAGTGGATTTAGAACATTACGATGAGGCTTGCAATGAGTTATTACAAAATAAAAAGATTTAATTCTGAAGATTTGACCGATAAATTTGAACACGACCTTATGGAAATTGAGGAACAGTGTTTTGACGAAAACATCCAAGAGGATTGGGAAAGTAAAAAAGAATTGGTTCTCAAATCTGATATTGTTTTATTTGCCTACGATGGCGATAAAATAATCGGCGAGGCTTATGTCGCCAAAGATAGTGCAGGGGACATGGGAGAAGAGGGTCATCGAGATACTATTCATCTTGAAGAAGTGTTTGCCAAAATGAAAACAGAGAATGGTGTTTATTTTATGTCCTTTGCAGTTTTGCCGGAATATCAAGATAAGGGTATTGGTAAACAATTAATAGCGGATACGCTTGCCACTTGCAAAGATGAAGGATTTAAGGTGATTTACTCGCACGCCCATGTTGGGCAATCGGATTATTTATTTAAAAAGTTTGGCGGTAAGTTTATTGAGAGCCGAGAAGATTGGTTTTCAACCGGCGAGACCCATAATCTATACCGCATAGAACTGTAGGAGACCATCATGCGCTTTTCTTATCCTTTAGAGGGGATTGGATTTACATTAGACCAGAACGGTAAACTGCTTCCTAGCACAACCGTATCTCTATATTTGACAGGGACAACCACACCAGCGAAGATGTACGCCGCTTTAAGCGGTGGGGTAGACGTTTACAGTATCACCAGTGACTCCATAACAGGGAAGTATGTTTTTTATGTTGATGACGGTGATTATGCGACATCACAGGGGTTCGATATTGTATATACCAATACATCTTATGGGGCGAATACATTTGACCCCACCACTATATCTAATGTAAGAATAATGTCACCCATCAGCACATCAGGTATGTTGGAGGGTGGAACGCAATTAGTTTCTGATACTACGGGGACGATAGCAATAGATTGGAACGTAGCGGCCACGGCTTATTGCACCCTTACGGGTACGGGTAGAACAATCACGTTTACTAATCAGGTAGCGGGGCAGGTTTACAGGTTGATTCTATTGCAGGGAACAGGTGGATTTATGATTACGACATGGCCGACAATTACATGGATGGGTGGTAGCGGTGCGCCGACCTTATCCAGTTCTGCCAACAAGGCTGACATATTGACATTCCTTGTTTGTGGAGGAATAACTTATGGGGATTGTAGAAACGCTTAGGAGATTTTATGCCAACCTGTGATATACAAGTTGCAGCCAGTGCAGACGATTGTTATGTTTATTACTATTCATCTGCATGGGCTATAAATTTAGTTTCAGGGAATATGCTCGTCGGTGACAGCACGGCTGTCGGAGTAACAAAGCAAGGCGGGGGATTCAGATTTCTTAATGTTCCTATCCCGCAATATTCATTGATATATAAAGCATATATTACTATAACTTCTCTTGGGAATCAATCCTCCACAAATATGTATACGAGGCTAACAGGAGATAAAGAAGCTAGTGCGGCGACATTTACGACCATAGCTGATTACCAAGCACGAAGAGGCACAGCCGCAGGGGGAGGAGATAATACAAAAAGGACTACCGCTCAGGTAGAATGGGATGGTATGCCTCCTTGGACAGACGGCGTTCAGTATAACTCGCCAGATATTTCCACTATCGTTCAGGAGATTGTCAACCAAGCTACATGGGTGAATAGTAATAATATGGTTATTTTTTGGGATGACCATGACGGTAGGAGTGGGGCTAATCTAGCGAGGAATGTATGGGAGTATGACAGCTTTCCCGGAACAGTGCTTATTCACATTGAGTGGATAGACCATATATACAGACAAATTAATCCGTTAATGCCGATATTGGCACAATAATATCGGGAAATATAAACTTTAATAAGGAGAGATAGAGATGAGAGAGTATACAGTAACAGGAACAAACATAACGGTTGCGGCACAGGCGGTTTCGCTTGTTGCTATAATGCCGGTAGCAGGTGGGGCGATTGAGATATTGCGCTGCTGGATTTCGCAACACGCTAATGCCACTTCTGCACAGCAAAGAGTTTTACTCGGTTCCAAAGTAACAGCCTTTCAGACGGTTGTTTCGGCGACTCCGGCTCTTACTAAGCTAAGTGACCCCGCGTCTAACATTTCCGGTGCTACAACTATTGCTGCCGGTAAGTGTGGTATCAATGCTTCAGCCGAGGGTGGTGGAACATTGACAACTATCGTTGCCGATGCCTTCAACGTATTGAACGGCTATTTATGGATACCGACCCCTCGTGAGACTATTATTATTACAGGAACGAGCGCATCAGCTTTTGTTATGCAGTTTCCGGCACAACCAGCCACATTGACTAACTGGAACTTTGGTGTAACGTACGCCGAACTTGGATGATTTCTTAATATTTACAGCAACTTGTGGATAATAGTTAGGTTTTAACATGGGTATTTTTAGGCAGCCTCCTCAGCCTCAACAGGGGCGAAAACTAGACCCGCCATTTTTGGATGGGACAGTATGGGGTGATACCCCCAAACCTGTTTATGGTGCAAGAGACCCTGATTTTATGTATAATATTGTGGTATCGTGGATGTACCCACAACCCGTACCAGAATATTATTATTTACGCAGACCGAAACTATTTACTTCGGCTGCATATGTTCAGCCTCCGCCTTCAACAATGCCTGTGTATAATATTGTAATGACGTGGTATGATACCACACAAAAATACCAACCTGTACAAAGAACGAGAAACACTTTTATAGAGGGTACTGCCTCTACGGGGTCTAATCTGTTCTTCTGTAATGGATAAATTATGCAACCATCAATGGAAACAGGAACATCGTTGACGAGCAATTTTATCGGGACAGTTACCCTGCTTAATTTTACTTGTAACTTATCTACGGTCAATGGGAGTGCTTTTATATCAAATCCCTCCGTGAGGCTTAGTGGGTTTGTTGACAGAAAGCTTACTCTGACAGGTGGTGGCAAAACCCTTGTCGGATGGGTTAAATCCGCAGGAACAGGGGAGACAACGACAGAACTAATCACTGTCTCTGACGATAGGACTTTTACCTCTGATACAGGGTTTTGGTCTAAGGATACAGGAGTGTCTATTGCCGGTGGGAAATGCGTTTTTACAGCCGTGGCAGCTAACGCTGGAATAAATAAAACAGCTCTACTTACTTCCGGTCTTCTCTATAAAGGGATAATGACTATCACGGATTACACCTCCGGTAGTGCCGGTTGGGTAGCAGGAGCAAGTGGAACAGCTCATTTAACAAAAGCAACTTTTACAGACTACATTACAGCGACCAGTGCCGACCTTCATCTTTTCGGCATGGACGCTGGCGGCTCAACATTGAACATAGACAATGTTTCTTTCTCTTCGGTAAACTTGCCATCAACCGATGGCGTAAGAATAGTATCAGCAAAGCAAGGGGCAACCTATAATTGGACAAGTAATAATGGGATTGTCCCAAATGGAACATATACATTGGTAGTTTCACTAACTTAGGAGGTTTATAATGGCAAATCAATATGGAACAAATCCGATAGTTCTGGATACATTTTCGAGTCTTATAGACTTAGCATCCTCTTGCGGATTTGCACCCGGAACACCATTTAAGGTAAACTCGATAGAATGGCAAACACCCACGACTGTTGGGCATACCGCCTTAATTACGGATAAAGCAAGCGGCAACACCATCTTTTCGGAAACCGCAACAGTAGCCAACCAATCCGTAATTAAATATTTTTACGGGGCATGGGTGACTAACCTGTACATAGCTTCGAGTGGTGTGCAGAGTGGTGTTATTGTTATAACACTAGCTTAGAGCTATGATAACTAACAGTAGGTAAAGGAGCGGTACGTTTATGCACGAATCTTGGTTACATATTCTTATTACTCTCGTGGCGATACCGGGAGCATTGTGGGCTTTCTCTTATTTTATTATTAAAAAGGATGAAAAAGTAAGGGATGCTTTAAAACAAGCCGATGACCTAAGAACAAAGAATTTAGATGATTGGCATAAAACCATTATTGATAAAATATCGGGTTATTGTGTATCAAACAGGGAGGAACACGAGCAGTTATATAATGCCCGGAATAACCATGAGGGAAGACTGACTAGCATCGAGACGATTCATCATCAAAAAGGATGCGACCAACCATCTTACAAAGCATAGGTAAAAAATGGGTTTTGAAAGAATTATACAATTCACATTAAGGTGGGAAGGCGGTTCTCACGTAACCCACGACCCTGATGACCCCGGTGGCACGACAAAGTTTGGAATAGCACAAAGAAGTCACCCTGATGTCGATATTGAAAGCCTAACGGAAGACCAAGCAATTAGTCTATACAAAATAGATTATTGGGACAAGGTAGCACAAGGAAACGATGATGACTTAGATATGGTGTCTTTCGACACCTCAGTCAACTGCGGAGTTCACAGGGTCTTGAATTGGCTTCCAGAGTGTGGTAATTGGGAAGACATGATAAAATGTAGGCGGCAGCACTATATCAACGTAATCACCGAAAACCCCAAAGAAGTTAAATTCAAAGATGGCTGGGAAAACAGAGTTGTGGCTTTAGAGAAATTTATGGGAAAGGTTTAATATGGCAAAATATATAATTATGGCATTGCTCGTGGTTACTCTTCTTGCGACAAGTTATGGATTGTGGGAAAAATCTAAAGTAGCAGAGGAGAAGGCTAGAATATTGACAGAAGAAAAAACAGCCTTGCAGAAGAGTTTGGCGGAGGCGCAGAGGAATGTAACCGCTGCGCAGGAGGCACAGGTGGCTATCCAAAGCTCTGCCGATAAACTTGCAAAACTTTTGTTAGAAACTTCAGATTCAAACTGCATAATAGGAGGAAATGATGCACAGATATTTGATACTATTTTTAGCGATTTTAATGCTCACGGGGTGTTGCAGTCTAATGTGTCCGGGGACAATTCAAAACCCGCCACAAAAAAAGTATTGTCCACAGCCGGTAAGGCCAGTAATGCAAACAAGTTCTATACCACAAAAATAATCAGGGACAATACAATCAGATTAATGGAGTATATCGAAGGGATTGAAGGTGGGACTCTCGCGTGTTTCAACGCTGATTAATAAGCTCTTTTCTGCAAAGTCGGATATATCAATGACCCGCTTGCTATGTTTTATAACGGTTGTTGATATACTCGTGGTGTGGACTTGGGAATGTCTAAAGACGTGGACGATGGCGGACATCCCCTATGGGACAGGCGTTGTGTTCGTCTCGGCCATTCTTGCTAAAGCTGTCCATAGTTTCTCCCACAATGGGTATAAAAACGGAAACGGAGAAGAGGACTTACCAAAGCCCCCCCCTCCATATGCTCCGGGTTAAAGTTTCTTTGCTTCTGTTTCTACATCTGTAACGGCAACTGTGGCTATACCGACAATCTTTGGGAATGTTTTAATAACTATCGCTGCCACCACCAATCCAACCACTAATCCAATAATAAATTCTACCATCTTGTTTCACCTCCTTTGCAGCATCTATTTATTTACCTTCTTGGCTTGGCAATCTTCCCATTCATCCATGTCGGCTAAGTTTATACCCAATAGTTCGGCACACCTCCAACGGGAAATAATTCCACTGCTTACAAAAAGATATAAGCCGTGTAAAGCCTTCTGCCCTTCTTCGACCTTCTGTTCTAGGTCTTTAAAACGGCGGAGAAGTTCAGTTCGGTATCTATCTGCTCCCTTCCATAAGGTCTTATCATCAGCATCATCTTCAGCATAAGAAATTATACAATTAACTAAATGAGTAATTATTTCTTCAAGCGGCATTTCTTTTAAGTTCATATCTCCCTCCAAAACATTGCTACGCGAAATAAGAATCTAGCGCGACAAGCAAAAGAATTAAGATGTCCTTTTCCCAACCGGCAGCAATAGCGTCCTCAATGTCGGTAAAGCTTGTACCGTTTTCTTGGTTTAATCTGTCTAGTATCTTTCGTATCATCTCTTATTCTCCTTCCAATATTGAGATACGAGCACACAGGCTCGTTCTGGTGAAAATTTAATTAAAAGGTCTTCAATAAAACGGAAGCCATAATAATATGTATCGTCTTTATCAATAAAATTTTTAAAATAGCCAACAGAAGCGTCAGCAAGATACATGAGAAACTTATTAAACTTCCCCAACTCAACCAACTTCCTAAAAAGGTCAGTCCGGTCTTGGTCGGTGGTGAAGGTGCGGTTTATTTCGTGGCAAGAGAATGTTCCACAAGAACAAAGAGCTACTTGAACAAACCCACTTTCTTTCATTTCTTTAGTAAATGGAATTTGTTCTACCCACTCATGGTATTTTTCTCCCAACACTTCCGTCAAAAGCTTACGCATTTCTTCAGTTATTTTGTAGGTGGTCATGGTTTTATCTTATTTTCATTAACGCAATTGATGCATTCATTGTTACTCTTTATTTGTTGGACTCCAATATGACATCCTAAAGCACCATATATATTAATCATAGCGTTTTTGTGCCTCTCGCAAGCCTCAATAGCTCCGCTAGGTGTATGAACCAAATAAGATACCGGAAATAATATTTTATCTTCTAACTTTTTCATTATCCTTCCCTCCTTCTTTCTCCCTTTCGGCGGTCAAAGCCTTAAGATACTCACGCCTAGCTCTCTTATACCCGCCAAAATGCAATAGTTCAAAATCTGGTATCCCTTTGCCATATCCCTTTGCCACAGCATCTTTGCCGCTTATATTGTGAAACTTATTTTCCGGCATTTTCACGCTCCTTAATTTAATATTAAAACAAGAACACATAAGACGACTTTCCAACCAATAAAAAGAAACAAACCCATAAAGGAGGTTATAATAACAGTGACACCAACATAGACAGAAACAATAAGGAAATATTTTTCAAAAGAACCTTCCGCCTCTACAGAAAATTTCTTTTTACTCATTTTCACACCCCCATTTTGGATGCAAGTATCCATAATTCTCACTGATTTCTGTAACATTAAATTCTGTTTTAAGTCGCGCAGACCATGCTTCCGGCCAATGAGCTAAAACATAAGGTTCATAAGGGAGCGCACCGCCTTCCCCTCTTGTTCCTTGACAACTTGCATAAGTTCTCACCCCCGAAATTGTATTAAGGTATTTAACCATATCGGCTATTTTGATATCAACATCTACCCAAACCTGGATTATCTTGAAGATGACTCCACTCTGCATAACCGCTAAGCGTCACAAACCCACAAGAGCATTTACCGTCTTCAAACTCATGCCACTTCTTCCCAAACTTCAGGGCTAGATACTTATTCTTTTGTTCATTCGTTTGTAGTTCTTTGGTCATATCTTTCTCCTTAATCAGCGCAGGGCTTTTTAAGATTTAGGGGGCATCAATAAAGCCATGTTCAGTGATACTGTAAGTATAATCCCAATCACCGGCTGATTCGGTATAGGGATAATCTTTTGGGATTTTTAGCCCTAATAATAACGTATCGACTTCAACTGCCGAATCTTTGTCTGGGAACTGGACTGCTTTATTAGCGTCTTTCGTCCACCTATCATTCCCTCCGCAAAACCATTCTGCCCCCCACAGATTAGAATTTCTCTCAATTAGCCAAGCGATTCTCATTTTATTTCCCCTCCCCTAAATTGAAATTAATTAAACGAGTCATGGAGTCGCCCTTTTTATCCAAGTAACCATATCTTTTTTTGTCGGCTTCCAATCAGAACAAATTAGCGAACCAAAATTTATCTGCTTGCCAGTTTTTTTACAGAGATCAACACATCGGCCAACATATTTAGCTTTACTGCAATTACCACAAGACGCTTTTATTATTAATTCCTTCATTTCATTCCCTCACGCAATCTCCCCTAAATTGCTATAAAATTAACAAGCACAGCGTTTAATCCCACCATGTAAATAAATGCTTGCTCATTATCTTAAATAGAAGCTCCTTATCGTATTCCTGCATCCTATCAGCTTTGTCGTAGTCGCCCTTATTCCCTTCCCTACATTTCATTAAGTAATCGTCATTTATTAATCGTTTTAAAAGATTTGCACAAATCAGTGTTTCTCTCACGGTCTTATCTTTGTTGGTTAAACTACCATATTTTTTATATCTGTCTGCCATAATACGAAGTTGTTTTTCCATTAATTCACAAAGGTATGACCAATCAATCCAATCAAGCCAAAAAATAACAGAAAACCAAGTAATAAGATTCCTTATACCGCGGGAAATATTAATATATGCCCACCATAAATTAGCAAATATTTTCGATGGCAAATACCACTTGTATGCAAATAATCTACCCATATATAATTTCACCTAAACATACTTAAAAATAAAATACACAGCGCATAAGCGAGAAGCATTAGCCCTGTAAGTCACGGCTTTATCTCTACCCATTTCCCCACATATATTTTCCTTGGCTTTATCCCATATCGCTGCTTTGCTATTCTCAAGTAACCATCTATGGACATTATATCATCTACATGGCGTTCCCTTTCATGGAGCCAAATATCCACCCACTCTTGCTTTGCTTCGGATGACAGTGAGTCAAAATCTATTATTTCTACTTTTTTATTCATTTTATCTCCTCGAACAATTCGTGGTTTTCTATTGGCAGAGACATCAAGTAACTCTCGGTTACTCCGTCAAAAGCCGATAATACCATTGAAAGAGGCAACCAGTTTTGTGTAACAGAATTGTATATTTCAACGCACACTTTAGAACCGTATGCCCCACCCCTTCTCATGGTAAACATTGTTTGGACATTTTTTATTTTTTTACCTTTAGTTGTTTTTTTCATATCGTTCCTCTAAAATCTTTATTTAATAACCTCTTACCTGTTTTGGTTTCTGCAATTCCATAATAGGCATCGTCAGATTCCCCACAGTTTCGGCAAATCAATACCTCTCTTTCCCATATATGTAACAAGGAAATGTATATGGCGTGACCGCCGCACTTAAGGCAGGTGTAGTGCATCTCTTCGGGTTCGGGGCAGATTATGAATCGTTTAGGCTTCATCTGCTTTATACCACCCTTTTTCGTTCTCCACGAACTGAGAACCTCGCACTATATTAAAGTCGCAACAAAGACCATTTGGATTTAACGCGGTTCGCCAATTCTTTGCCTTGACCATTTTAATATGCCCGTAATCCATTGACAAATATAGTCGTGGTTTCTCCGTTCCAAATCCACCACCCCTTCCTAGTTCCGTATTCTTGTTTTTTTGTATCGCTATGATTGCTATGCCCGTTGTTAGCTTATTATGTATTGCCTTTATTTGCTCACCGACTGTCCAAAAGTCGTTTAGAACCTCTAAATAGTCTATAATGTTTATTTTGGTCGGTTTTATCACGTCATCGAAGTTGGAGTTTCTTTCATAGAAGGTTACCTTCTTCCAGTTCTCCATAGGTTCTTCAAATAATTGCAGTCTTACTTTTAATTCACCCTCCCCCATTTCGGAATTAAAGTAATGTATTTCATGCCTGTCTTTATTTAGGTTAGTAAAGTTAAGATTGAAGGTAGTCTTGCCTGAATTTTGGCTTCCTGCTATCACAAAAACATTGCCCGGATAAGTAACCACATAGTTATGGATACCTAAAGGATAAACAACATCCATATGTTCTGTCGAGGCATTCTCCCAATCCATAATATCAATCTCGGTATTGGCAGTTCGGTATTGCCCTGTTTTGTTACCATATTTTTCTATCAACCCCTCTTTAACCAACCTACTTATTATCGTGTAGCAAGTTGATTTTTCTTGCATAGTAATAAGACCTAGCTCTCTATACAGAATAGATGTATCAAAATATCCGTCTTGAATACTAACCCACCTACGGACTTCTTCTGTAAGGTTACGTTCCTTCCGTTCCGCTCTCTTTAATGCGCTATCCACTTTTGCATCCATTTCATCGGCAGGAAAGGGTGGTTTGCAGGTAAGGGCTATTTGTGTTAGGGTTGCCCTGATTTCACTTTCCTGCGCCCCACCTTTGACCATTGTGTTCGCTATGTGGAACAAATCATCATCCCTCCTGCCTTCAGTAAACATCTCAAAAGGAGGCATATCATTTTTGACGGGACGTTTACTAACTAATTTAACAACGCTCATAGGGAACTCGCTCATAGCGAGCTTGTCTATTCTTCTGTCATCCCTCCATTTATATTCTACTCCTGCTTCGTTGCAAGAGGGTGGGGCGAGAACATATCCACCTTCCGCCCGTATATCGACCTTGGGGACTATAGAAACGGCGTTTCTTAGGTCGCTACCGGATGGGTATGTAAAGTAGAGGTGCCTCCCGCCCCTTGGCGTTATGCAAGTAGGTGGTTCCAAAAACTCCTCGATGCCCTTAATCGTTTCATTATCTAGTTGTGGGTCATCAATGTCAATAACTGCAAGGTTCGGTACCTTACCACATACAATACCTACGTTAGCTTGAGGATATTTTTTCCACCAAATATTTAATTCTTCTATCGTGGGCAATCTTTTTTGATACTCTTCCCATGATATTAATGGTATCTTGTTTTGACCAACAGGGATTACGCTGAACCCTTTTTTTTGAAGATACCATTTTGCGGATTGGTAATGTTTATTCATCCACAGCCTCATATTTCTTTACTCTAAACTCTATACCAAACCTATCTTTATATTGTTTCGCTATCATATTTGCCTGTAGTTCCGATAAACAAGATTCACCATAACAAGGACTGTATTTATTATTTTTCCACAATCCTTCGATTATCCAAACAAAGTTTTTCATAAATTTTTCCTTATTTACTTTATGCACCCAGTGGTCAGGGCTTGGTTTTTCAAGATGTTCGTTCATAGACTTCCTTATTTCAAGATAGTCTTTAATTTTTCAAAAGGGACAGGATAAAAATTATTATTATCCACCCCCACATCATACTGCTTTTCTCTATTATAGTTTTTTAGTTTCCCGTGAGAATGGCCAAAAAGTTGCCAACTTCCATAGTGTGATCGCGGCCACGTCAACATTGCATAGTGGCAGACAACTATATATATATCTTGAATGTCTTTTTCCCACAGAAAATGCCAATTACCATATTTACCATGACTCCCCTTTAATACAATGTTTTTACCTTTTAATTGAATGAAATAATTTATTGGATTTCCCCAACTAAAATCTCCTGCGTGAATTACAGTATCGTTTTTAGTAACGATTTCATTGTGCTTTTTAATAATTACCTCATTCATTTCCTCAGCAGATTGGAATGGGCGATTACAGTATTTAATAATATTTGTATGACCAAAGTGTTGGTCGGCTGTGAAAAAATATTCCATAAAATTTCCTTTCAAAATTTTCAGTCTGAAACAGTATACACCCAAAGATTCGGAATGTCAAGTAAAAAAATAAAATATTTTTCTTGACAAAAGCATTTTTCTGTGCTAAAATCAGCCGTGCTTTAGCTCGGAAGCACGAGCCGACCGTCAAGAGGCGGCTTAAGCGTTGCTCTATCGGCGGGCAGTGTATGTTACACATAGTCCCTGTTAAAAATAAAACCCATAGCATAGAATAGAAAATTTGGAAATGCCTGATTTTATTCAAAAAAGATTCCTGAAGATTTTGCTTGACAAACCACTTTTTGTGTGCTATAATCTTCTATACAAAATAGAAAAGGAGAAAGTCATGTTTGAAAGAATTTGGATAGTTATTACTTGGTTGTCATTGGTGGGCTTATTGGTTTTTGTGTGGCTTGATAATAAAGTGGCATTGTATATATTAATAACCTATCTAGTATTTGTTGGTATTATTAGCGACATTGTAATTAGAATGTTGGTCAAGTTCACAAAATTATCTAACGACCTAAGTTCTATTGTAAACGAAATTTTGGAAGATTTGGTAAAAGAAAGGATGAAATAGAAAAGGGAATTTTTATGATTAAAAAAGACTGTGAATACTTTGACGTTCTTAGAAGCGAATGCTTTTTATTACCTATTCGATATGAGGATTATCGCTGTAACGGTTGCCGTGAGTACGTTGTTCATAAAGGATTACTTGGTCAACCCCTATTTGAAAAATACAAACCTAAATACAACAGGTATTTAACGGGATGTTTTGAGTGTTGTTCTCCAATTTACATTAAAACACAAGAAGAAGAAGACAGGTATGTAAAAGACGGTATGTGTGATGAATGTAGAAATAAGATATTTAAAAAGCCACCGTTAGGATTGAGACCAAAGTTTGTAGTGGATGAACTTCGTGTTAGGGAAATAAAAGAAGCTATTGTAAGATATTTGGATGGATTTGAAGAAATTCCGCATAAATGGATTAGAGAATATAATAATAGAATTCAAAGTATTAAAAAGGAGACGAGATGACAGCAAAAAGTAAGGCAGATTCTGCAGACAAAATCGAGTTAAAAGAAGGTATGTGTGCGTTGGTGTTTGAGGAGATAGATAAAGGATTCAAACAGTCATTTTATACGGGTGGCGAAAGAAATAAACCAGCAAGTACCGCCTCTATCATTCTTGGTTGTATCACATTACTTCTTGCTCAAGAGGACGAGGAGTTTATGGCCTTTATAGAAAAGAAAGCAGAAGAAGTATTAGGTTTTAAAAAAATATCGGTTCAATAGGAGGAATTATGACTTGGCAAGACGTAACAGCTATAATAGTATTTTTGCTTTTCGTATATTTAGTTTTAAGGTTACTCGTGCTTGGAAGAAATACTAGATGAATACAAAAGAATGGCTTTTAAAGAAAATTGGCAAGGATACTTTTTTAAGGATTGAAGGGTTTTGTCACGATTGTAAGAAACCTGTTGTCGTAGAGGTTGAAAAAGACGGGAAGGAAATAACCTGTGACAACCCTTTTTGGTATGAGCCTAAAAACAGAATTGAACAGTTTTTTGTTAAATGTAAAGAGTGCTTTGAAAAAAATCCAAAGCTGACCAATTATAGGGAAACAGAGGTTTTTTCACGTGTGGTAGGTTATTTACGCCCTGTGCAAGCATGGAATCCGGGGAAAAAGGAAGAAATGAAACAACGTAAAAATTTTATAATTAAGGAGGAAGTATGACCGGTAAAATAATAAATATAAGTCAAGATAAATTTAAGGACATACCATTTTATCATATCAAAATAGAAGGGAATCCTAAAGACTATTCCTGTTGGCAAAAAGAAGGTGGACTTCTTCAGATAGGGGACACCATAGAATTTACAGAGGAACTCAAGAATAACCACTGGAGACTGAAGTTGGTTAAGTCTCTTGGGCAAGATGAGAAGTCCCTTCCTGAATTGAAGGGTGGGATTAAAACAAGTGAGAGTGAAGACAGCCGGTTAAAAAGTATGGCGGTATCTTATGCAAAGGATTTGACGGTTGCGGAAATTGGGACGGGTAAGTTCGCGAAAGACCCAACTCTTCACACCTTAACCGGAGCCGAATTGATTTATAAATGGCTCAAAACTAATCATTAAAAGCTGTGGTGAGCATTGAGGGCGTTGTTATACAAGTGATGGGTGAAGAGGGATTGATTCCCGTTGACGACCTGAAGACCTTGGCAATGAGCGACCTGAACTCACCACAGCCCCGAAAAGGAAAAAAATATGAAGAAGAAATTTATTGTTTTTACAGCCGCAATGATTGTTTGGATTATCAGCAGTGTGTTATGGGTACAAGAGTGTGATTTTTTTACTTGGCACTTTCCTGTAGTTGTGGTAAGTGGAATTCTTTCGGGAGGATTTGGTGCAGAAATATGGGATTATATCTAGGGAGTAAAATATGCCTAAGAAAAAATTTATAGAGGTCGAAGACCTTCCAAGAGATACATTTAAACAATTTAAAGACTATATGAAAAAGAACCCAATATATTTTTCGGAAACATTTGACATGGAAATATCCGATAAAAATATTAAATCAGCATGGGAAGAAATACAGGAAATTAAGGAGACAGGTAGGTATGGAATTATCTCGAAACTTGAATCGGGAGGCCGAAGTGTTCCAAAAAATCAAAGACTACTTCACAATAAAGGACGCCGGAAAGTCCGACAACATCAAATTGTCCGACCTCTTATATCCCAAACAGGCTTACTTCCAAAAGAAATTCCCACTTCCGATAACGGATGATGAGGTTAATTATTACGTTATAGGTAGGGGACATGAGGAAGTAGTTCATAAATATACGGGTTATTTTAAGCCGGAAAGCAAGCAATGGAACGGTATTTGGTATGGCGTGGACTTTATGATTACCGATAAGCCTATCGAAATGAAGACCCGTAGGGGTTGGCTTGCCAAGGAAGGCGAGGAAAGGGAACGGTATGAAAGCTACCTTAAACAGCTTGTTGGTTATTGTGCCTGTGAAGGGATTAACCAAGGGGAGCTTTGGATATGGTCGCTCTTGGAACCCACAGACGAATTTAGAAGCGCACCAAAAATGGTGTGTTATGATGTTAATTTCACGCAAGAGGAAATAGAAAAGGAGCAACTTCGTCTATTACAGATGAAGGACTGTCTCCTTCATGCTCTTGATTGGGATACGGTTTCCCACACGCTGTTGCCTGATTGCCCCGAATGGAAATGCTATCGCAAGAAGACAACAATGTTGACTGTTCCTAAGTGTATAAGCTGTGACCGTGAATTTAAGACGGACTATGGAATAAAAAGCCATATAAATTCTTCTAAGGGGAAGGGGCATAAAGTAATTTTTGCCACCTATAATGTTGAAAAAATTCCTTCATGTAAATGGCTGTCAATGTGTAAAGGAGAAGGTGATGAAGAAAAAAGCGAAAAGAAGGTTTAAGAAGGATGAGGCGGCTCTTGTTTTCTCTCCTGATGGTGGCGTAACTATGCAGATACCTAAAACTGACCCTGTGCCCGACTATGTATTGACAGCGGTATTGCTCGGTATCATGTTGTCCCGAAAAGACAAAGAACTAGCAAAACTAATACGTAAACAAGAAAAAGTTTTCAGAAAACTTGCAAAACAGGAGGAGAGAAATGAAAATCAATGAAGTGTTGTCGTTAGTAAAAATCGTTAGGGAAAGATTGAACGACCTGAAAGCAATAAGAACACAGGTCGCCGTTGTAGAGAAGTATTATAGGGAACCGGAAAAAGTGATAGAGCCAAAATATGATATTAAGGAAGTAGATAAAAAATAATCGAACTACAGAACTTCCTGTTCGAGGCGGACTCTAAAGTAAAGATGGCTAACGCGACAACTGAGGTTATAGGTTTTGATTATAAGGCGAGTGACGTTCTAGGGTCTCTGTAAAGAACCCTAGTGACGGTTCCGGCGAATCTGCTTATATGACTGAGTCAACAGCTCATTGGTTTAACTCTAGGCACTTTGCAACCATATAATTGTTGTGCGCTGTTTTAGACCTAGAATGTTAAAGTAACTTGTAAATGTTTTTGTTTTAAACGAGAGAGGGTTCGGAATCGTCACTCGCTCCTTAATTTAGGAGGTTTAATGAAGAAAATAATAATCCTTATTTTATCGGCGTTTTTCCTCTACGGAACGGCTGTAGCACAGCCCAATGTAGTGGAAAATCCAAGAGCCGTGTTTTACCACCTCAACACTAAACAGGTATTGGCGTTAACAATATGGGCGGAGAGCAATAAGAAGTCCTCAATAGAGGGGCGTTGGATGATTGGGTCAGTCCCGTTGGAAATAAGGGAATGGCGGCATTGGAGTGTGAAAAGTATCTGCCTTCACCCTAAATGGTTCTCCTGTTATAATGATTGGGATAAGGGATACCCATTGGTGGAGAAGGTGGCTCGTGACTTTAAGGGTAGCTTAAAGAAATATCAATCCCTGAAAGAGAGCTATCTTATAGTCGATATGCTGCTATCAGGTGCATTACCAATACATCCGGTAATAGATAAATATGGCATAAGGAATTTCGCAAAGGTAAATTGCCACAACAAATGGATAAATAACATGGAGGTTATCGCTATTGTAGATGGGCATAAATTTATGATACCAAGGGTTGTTCGCCGTGACACCATGTCGTTATGAATGTAGGAAGTGTGGGTTTCTATTTGAAATAGAATCGCCACCTAAAATGGGGACAAGCTGCATTAAATGTGGACACCTGTATGTTAAGTGGAAGAATTTTGAGACCGTGATGAACGAGATAAGACAAAAATACAAAGACGAATATAGTTGTTACAGAAAGGATTTAAGGGAATGATATATTACGACCTAGATGGGGTAATAAGAGACCTACAATACATAGGTAGTTTTAAAACGTGGGATGAGCCGATATTTGGAAAATCGTTCTGCGACTACATTAACGACAATCCTGAAGTATTATTAAATGCCCCCGAAACTGAGTATTTTGACCTTATTCTATGGCAAGCCCCCATAACAATTTTATCAATACAACCAGATAATTGGAAGGCGAGAACGATAAGATGGTTGGAAGGCAAACACATGGGATTTGGCTTCACCTTGTTTTTTACAGAGACAAGTGACGAAAAGTTGAAATGGCTGATGAAGGGTGATTATCTTGTAGAAGATAGCCCTAATTTTTCTGACTATTCCCAAATAATTTTGATTGATAGGCTATATAATCGTAATGTTAAGTGCGACAAAAGAGTAAAGACGCCACAAGAGTTAGCGAAATTACTCAATTCATTAGGAGACCTAAATGCAAAAAATTCCCATTACACGACTTAAAAAAACGGAAATAATTTGGCTTGCAAAGCACCGTTGCGAAAAGCATGGCCATACCTTCCTTGAACACTATAATTGCTACCTTAGGGAAAACCCAAGTAGCAAGCGCGTTGCCTTCTTTGATTTGGAGACAACAGACTTCAAGGCCGATTGGGGCATCCTATTGTGTGCTTGTTTTATGTCGGCAGAAGGTAAGTTCTACGAACACCGAATACAGTTTAAGGATATGCACGACAAAAAGATAATGGACAGAAAAGTTGTGAAGGATTGCATTGAGACAGTAAGTAACTTTGACATCCTGATAGGGTTTTTTAGCTCCCGTTTTGACCTACAGTTTCTTAGGACAAGGGCAGTCATATTAGGAATACCTTTTCCTTTCTATGACGAGATACACCAGAGGGATGTATATTATATGGTGCGGAATCGGTTTGCATTAACTAGGAATAGTTTACAAAACGCCTGTCAGGCCATACTAGGAAAATCGGATAAGACGCCCATGCAGAGACATTTGTGGAGGGCTGCCACGTTGTGTGATGACGAGAAAGCCATGAATTACATAACAAGTCATTGTAAGGCCGATGTCACTGATGTGGCAAAATTATATTACAAGGTGGTTGATTTTTCAAAACCACTTGACCGCAGTATTTAAAGGAGATAATTATATGAAAAAGGATGAAAAACCAAACGAGGGATTTATTAATGAGTCGGGTTTAGCGTTTACAGATATTAGTTCAGAGGACAACAGAGAATACACCCTCCCTAACGGTAAAAAACTGTTTATCAAAAGCCCACTTTATTTGAATGTCAGCCCCAGTGGAGGCCATAGACTATATGCCGAAGACGGTTATTGTTATTATGTTCAACCGAGAGAAGGATGGTTTATAAAATGGACGGTCAGAGAAGGGAAACCTAGCTTCGTTAAATAATTTGGCGTTTTTCTTGGAGATAAAATTTAATGAGTAACATGGATAAGGTAGGTAAAGGCAAGAGATATTTTAAATTGATGTCCGAGTGGCAAGAGGCGGCAAACTCCATGTCATCCGGCTTTTTAATCATGGGCAGAGTATTGTCCGTCATTAAAAAGGAGCAATTATGGAGACTCGATAATATAAGTTTGACTTTCCGCCAGTGGGTAGAGAACGAACTAAAGATATGTTATAGCCAAGCAATGAGATTAATTCAGGTCTATAATGATGCCGGAAAGTGGCTGGAGAAGCCTGAATTTAAGGGCATTGATATATATAAAGTAGTTCTCTTGTTACCGCATATGAAGAATAAAAGCGAAAAAGAAATAGAGGATTTGTTTCATCAAGCAAAAACCCTAAAAGTAAACGACATCCGTAATAACTTACGGGAAGCGAAAGGGTTGGTAACAACGGATAATTGTGACCACGAAGACACAGAGCTTTGGAACCGGTGTAAAAAATGCAACAAATGGTTCAAGTAAAAAAGAGGAAACCGAACCGAGCTAAGCTAGTAAAAAAACTAGACGGCGTTTGTTCAGAATTCGTTAAGAAAAGAGCAAACGGTATTTGTGAGGTTTGCGGTAAGGTAGGAACACAAACAGCGCACCCATACAGCAAGAAAGCGTTTCCACATTTACGTTTTTACTTGCCACAGTTAATATGGTCTTGCTTCTATTGTCATATCCGTAGGTCGCACCAGTTAGGCGAGTTTGAGTTATTCAGGGATATTCTGTTAAGACGATTGGGAAAATTCGGGTATGAAGCGTTGAAAGAAAACGCTTATAGATACAAGGGAAGGACTTTTGAAACCGCCGAAATTGAGGAAATGCTTGATTCAAAGGACTTTGGGATACTCCAAGCCCTACCAGAGCAAATCAGGGCTAAAAAGGGCAATTAAACACGAAAACAGGTTGTTTTAAAAGTGGTCTAGACAAGCGGAAAGACAAAAAAAGGGGAGAGCAAAACGCCCTCCCCTATATTACACAACGAAATCCGCTACTCGGTTATTTTTAAACTTAAACCGCACTATATTTTTCTCTCTCCCGCGAATCTCTCCAAACTCCCTGAACCATGCAACATCGAACCACCAATGTTCTCCACCTTTTTCTGCGAGTGCCGTATAACCGCTTTGGCATGGTAGAGCTGGAAATGTTTGGCAATGACCCTTTTCCTCCCTTATGACGGATATTTCTACTTTTTCACCTTCAGCAAAACATCTTACCCCATCTCTAAATGTCAGTGTTATTGGTTCTTTTAGTATTCTCACAAATAATCGTCTCTAAAAATGGCAAGGGGCTTATGAGAACACCCCTTGCCTGCCACCACACCAGCCCGTTCAACCGTCAACATCCACGTCAATATCCAGCACGTCCTCTATTAAATCAATCACCTGTTCAACCATAGGGCTGTCTATACTTACGCCGTTTTCAACAAAAATCTCGTTCAACCCATCCGTTAATTTTGTTCTAACCTCCGACATATACTACCTCCTTTTGGCTCGAACAATAAGGACTGCTAGATAACAAAATAAGATAATCCATGCTATTGCATCTAGCAAAGTTCCTCCTGATAGATTTACGCGACCTTAATAAACTTGTCGTAAGACTGTTTCGTTCCGGTTATATTCGTGAACTCGTCCAACGTCAGGAAATCTTTTTCCTCCGTTGCCAATGTTCCATTCCACCTCTCGCCGCTGCTGTTATTTATTAACGCCCACAGGCAATGTCCTTTACCCATATACGGGTTTGTCATTTTGCTCAGTGTCAAAATCTTCTCTCCCGATGGCACTTTTACCTTAAATTTGTCGCCAACTTCGTACACTTTATTTTCGTCTCCTTTCTTTATTTTGTTTTTGCTTATCACCAGTAATCCCATGTCAATCAATGGGTCGGTGAACTTTCCGCCGTTGACTAAATCCGTTACCATTGTCGGTGGCAATATCAACGAGTAACTGAAATCGTCAATAAACGAATCCATCAAATCCCAATTAGGTCGTATTTCGGCAATCCTTTTACCAGACAACTTCTCATCATACAGTACATCGAAATCTCCAACTTTGATACTTTTCATTTCTCCTCCTTTTGTTTTTAGTGTTACAGAAACGCAATCTTTACAGCCACACTTACTATGCCAATCTCTCGGTTTGGGTTCTCTGCCACATTTATACCCTGTGTGGTCATAATGAACGCAATCTACTCTTTTATACTCGTCATCTTTCTTCATCTTGTCCTCACTTCAATCTCCTTTCTCTAAAACGACCTCATCGTTACGTTAAAACGCTTTGCACAATTACCGCAAACGGCTACATAATCTTGGGTATCGTAGCAATAACGCAAAGAAACATCTTTTTTGGTCTTACACGCTTCGCAACGAAGTTTGAATTTATTTCTTTTTTTTCGTCCTAAACCGTTGAAGTGTTGTTGTATTCCAACACCCGATGCTTCTTGCCCATCGTCACTATTTAATAAGGCCCCTTGTTGTTCCTCTCCGCTTTTAACTACATCTACCCACGTCTTTGTCAGGTAGTCCCATTTTTGGTCTACGCCATTTTTCCACCCATTGTTCCACCCTTCATACCCGTAACCACCGGAATATCCCCACGTCTTGGCTTTACATGGATAACGCTTATCAATTGGGTCTTTGACTATTCCGACAGCCCTACGCATGGTCATTTTTAATTCGTCTAAATGTAATTCCTCTTTTACCGTATGCTCGTTATAATAACCTACCGATACGTTCACTGACGGTATTAACGTATGCTCCGAAAAATCTTTTATATCGGAATAACTACCAAATTCACTAACAAATCCAAACCCTTCAATATAACTCTCTACCTCATCGGGGTTACTAACATAGCTGACATAATCATTACAGTGTCTCCGGTCAAAAGCTATCGCCAAATTTATATGGTCGAACTCGCTAGCTAAGTAATTCTTGACAAATTGTTTCATCCCTTTGCCACCGTCCTCTTCTCCATTTGTGAATAATAGAGAGGGTATTGGTAACTTGTTTTCAAGGAGAGACTTCGCTATAGACCACAAGGCAAATACACCGGCTCTATCGTCTGCTCCCATTACACTATCCTTTGCGGAAACAACTACGTCTCCCCTATAACGGACTAAACTATATTTGTTATAATCTTTTTCGTCTAACTTAGTATCAAAATGCGCCTGATACAACAGGGGGGACTGTTTATTAGGAAAATACAGATAATTTTTCCCATCACTTCTCCCTATCCCCACGATACTTATAAAAATATCCGTCAGTAATTTAATTATTTCACTTGTTTTGGTGGATAATATTTTATCAAGCAATCCCACCTCCCAGCCACGGATAAGAGGGCTTGATTTGTTTTTTAGGTATCGGGGTGTCTTTACACTTTATACACCACCGCCCTTGTTCCATGACGCTTCCACACTCTTTACAGTTAGTCCATTGGACTCGCTCTAGACAATTATTACAATATTGTTTTCCATTAACGGTTGTCATATTGTTTTCCAATCTATAAGCTCCGCAATAAATGCATGGCTTCATGGATTCCTTACAATGATGACATAGGCCAAGTTTATTGTTCCCTATTTCCAATTTTTTCCCACATCCTAAACAACAACCACTATCTATATGCAACTGCTCCCGTTTGTTTCCATGCTTTGTATAAACTGCACCCTGATAATCTATATAGGGGGTTCTCTCTAATTGGAAGTCCCTTGCTCTTGCCGGTTCGTAATCCTTTTGGAAATCCCCACCAATCTTATCAAGAATATACAGCAAAATCAGGTCTCTCTCAAAATTAGAGTAACTACCGAATGACCTTGTTTGAGCTATCCTGACGGGGCTGACATAATTTATCATACGCCCTAATTTGTATAAAGGTTTGTCGCTATATGAAGTGAAGGACATCACTACGTTGTCACTGGCAAGATAATCCAGAATAGTATTGAACATCTCTCCGTGAAATCTCACGCATGAGGTGTAGGCGCAATACTTTTTTCTCCCGTCATCATCACTCGCTGTTAAAAAGTCAAATGGGTTGATAGTCAATGTGATGAGCGTGCCACGCTTTGCGAGTTCTCCTATCCTACATAACAAACCTGCTTCCGCCTTTTCCTTCCCTTTTTGTAGTGAGGCGGCATAATACTCCATGAAGGTCTTCCTTCCACAACCCAAATTGTAGTCTAGTAACATCATGCCGCACCCTAATAATAGTTTTTCAAAATTCTCCTTGATAACTGTCGTCACTGAATAGTAATTTTTCTTCCCATCGGTGAATTTCAAATCCTCTGTCGGTATGAATTTTCCTCCCGTTATTGAGCTAATGTAATCGAAAAGGTTTTTTAGTTCAAGAATGCTACTTAATGTCGCCGGTATTTCAAACGTCCTTCTCCAGTTATTCTCTTTCGTGAGTTCTAGGGAATCGCCAAGCCATTTTTTTTGTTCAAAATGTTTTACAATAATATCTTCCAACATACCGTAATCGGCGCATTCACCATCCAAGAAATCACGGCACTCTTTTATAATTTGTTTCACTTTTACCTCCTTTAATATGTTAGGGCTGACAGGTATGCTTCTATGGGGTCAAGACAATAAAAATTATAATTCTTCCTCACCTCTAAGGAAACTGGTCTATCTTCATGGACATATTGGACTGAGAAATATCCATACCTGAGCATATCATCAGTTACTTCTGATTTTTGTTCAATAATTTTATTAACTTCGTCTCTATTCCTTTGCTTACCATTATATTTCAACGGGGACAGTATGGTGCATTTATATAAGTTATAATTATTACTAAATCCGTGATTATACCAAAGCACCGTCCCAATATCCAATAGGGCAAATTCTTCTCTAGTCATCGTTAAGCCTCCAAACACTTAAGATACGCATCAACAGGGTCTTCTTGATAATTTGAGCAATTACTTATATACACCCAAGTTAGGTATCCCCACTTATCTTTTACCCTAAACCTATAATTACTCGAGTCTTCTCCCATTGGGTCTCTACTTTTCGGTATCTCTCTATTATCCTCTTTCATTTTAGATGTGACGGTGAAAGGGAGTAAATCTAGTTCGGCAGTAAGATGACGGTTATCCCATATCTTTTCACCCACTTGGAGGTTTCTAAATTCTTGTCGTGTCACTTTTTCCTCCCTATAAGCAGTTTATTACACATATTCACCTCCAATATTTTATGGCGTTCCCAATTGGATTTTCACCAATATCTCCGTATGAGCATACGGCGTTCTAAGAGTTAAACTACGGGAACATATTTATAGCTCTATTACTTCCCACGAATGTCCGTTACGAATAGCTCCACTTATTAGGGCATTGTACGTTACAGAACCGTCTCTATACCCCAGTTTCCCCGCCAAATCTATACAAGCTAAATATAGGGCTAACCCTGACTCAACCGCCCACTTATAAAATGTATGGACTTGCCCACTCCAATTTATGATGATTTTATATCTCTTTTTTTCTTTCATATAATAAACCTCACAATACGGTAGAGCCAACTCTTTTTGAGTTCACCTATGGAAAAGCGGAGTTTCCTGATAATGTTCATCTTAGCTCCGGCTTGCCCCTTCTGGCATTTCACTTCCAGTTCGTCAATTATAGTGCTGAATTTTTTCATACTAATCTACCTCTCCATATGCCTGTGTTTTTGAAATTGGCTTCAAGAGGCGACATTTTGATTTTTTAAGTACCTTACAAATTTCTTTCGCCCCCTGAACTACTGTCTTGTTTCGGGCAGATTTTTTGTTTTTCATGTCATCCCCCTGCTTTTATATTTTTTTACAGTAATATTTTCCTTGGAGCCATCGTTGTGGATTGAACCATTTTCGCATATTAACTTTTATATTACCCGAACCATCTTTTGGTTCCACTTCAATAAGCCTGACTTTCCCAAAGAACATATCGGCAGGGTCTTCCATTCTTTTCACGCTGATAAAAACAAACTTCATAAATGATTCTGTGAATTCTCCCATAACGGTTTCATCGACCGCTGGTATTCTTGGGAGATGTCCCCATACACTAAATACTCCCGTAATCAGACTTTGTTTCTGAAATTCCTCTAGCGTACACCACTCGATATGATTTCCCCATCCTCCATGTATTTTACAAGTTGCTTCCATTTTTTACTCCTTAATTGTTTTTTTGGCGTTCCTACTAGGACTTGAACCAAGATTTCCTCTCCGAGAGGAGAAGTGTCCTGATGTTCTTTTAGGTCTCCGCAAGTAATGCTACCAATTGGGCATCATACAGACTGTCGCTCTGGTTCGACTACCCACCAAACCATGCTTAGACGATAGGAACGAAATCGCTCTTTGCTAAAATTAATTATAGTTTTTTACTCCAATACCACCAATAATCAGACACTCCATATCTCCAAAGAGGGGTTAAACTATTCAATTTATCTGTCTTAGAGTTATAGTAAATTATACCAATTAATGACAAGATGCTAACCAATATAGATATTACTATAATTATTACACAGGTTATTTTAAACATAGTATCCTCCTTTACGGTTGGCGTTTTTCTTTACCTACTACTACTCACTCCTCTATCCCTCTATACCTATTATAAATATTATCAATAGACCAAACACTATAACTAAATATAATATCTGCATACATACCTCTATACAAAATAGAGCAACAAATTTTACGTTAAATCAATTTTGGCTAAAATTGACACTAGGTTATCCGTTTGACGGAAAAGCCGCTTAAATCGCCTTCCAGCCGGTAAAAAACCGGACTTTCAGAGGTCTGACGAACCGGAAAACCCTTCTAAACAAAAAAAATACCCTAATCCTTTCGGACTAGGGTATTTAGTGTTGTTTGCCTTATTTAATTTTTATGTATCTTAGAAAGTGAAACTCGGCTTAATACTGTCAATCCCCCTTGTCACCGCCAATAATCTATTTTGCAGATTAACACACTTAGTCATGTCGTTGCTAGTTACGGCTTCACCCATTTTAACCTTGATGATTTCCAATAACTCTCTGCTAGATACATCAGCGATAGCAAGATTCTGTTGGATTGACTTCAACAAACTCTGGCACTGTGTCAGACTCGCCATAATTACTCACCTAAGGCTTTCATCAATTCATCAGCACTTACGATTGTCTTGCTCGCTGGCATTGTTCCGGCCATGTAAAGGACGTAACCGCCCTTAGCTCCGCGTTGTTCCAACAATCCTTGTTCGACAAGCTCCTGTATATGTTCTATGGTTTCTGTGGTGGTGAAATTGAACTTGTTGTTCATAAATGTTAGATAACCGCTGAACTTACAATGAACGCCGGTAATGTCCTTGCCTGTCTTACCATTATACAGTTTGGTGTAGGTTTCAATGAACTTAGCGGTCATGTCGTAAAACTTCTGCAAGACATCCTCATGTGTCTTTGCCGCTACCGGTGCTAATGGAAGTTTTTGCGTCAACGGTGCTCCCCGTTCTTTCCTAACATCCGCGACTGTTTTGACTTTGGCTGGTACTTTCGCTTTTACCATGATTGTCATCACTTTCTGTCCTCATTGAGGACTATGTCAAAGAACTGTTTGCGCTTCGCCTACATCGTAGGCACTCTCAAATCCTGACTGCCCATTAGGGCAGTTTCGTCTTGTTAAGACTCGTCAGAGGATTTATCCTTTTTAAAGCACTTATAACATAATGTTGCTGACGGTCTCCTATTTACCAAATTTTGTTTAAGGCGATTATGACAGTCGTTACACCGCTTATTTGATAACTCTTGAAAATCTACCTTTTTCATTTTTGACTCCTCTCTAGTCAACGACTATTAATTAATTAAGCGGTAAGGGTAACTACTCTGGGTAAGACAAACCTCCACTATTTTAGTTTTTCATCCCCTATAAACTAGCTAATCACCCTTACCCTGTCAAAGAAAAAGATTTTGGTTAAAAGCGAGTTTACCACAAAAAAAACGCTTGTCAAGACTTTTTTTCAAAAATCTTTGTTTTCCAGTCAAATCAAGAAGTTAAACACGAAAATAAATTTTATAATAGTTTGCACCTATATTCTATACAATAGAACACTGTGAACCTACATATCCACGACTTCGCGCCAATCTGCCTTTATATATACTGCATACGCTATTATTGTTTATTGAATATAACTTTAGTCCCTGACATGGTTTCAATATAGATTCAATCAGTATGGTTTCAATCAGTCATAGGTTACACACACACCAACTCAGTTACCTGCACCTCTCTGTTTTCAATTACCCATGTCGGATGTTGTAAGGTTTTGTAAGATGTATGTCAGGACTTGTAAGGTTATGTAAGGTTTCATAGAGAGAGAGGGGGGGGGATGACCCGATTGAAGGAATCTATTGGAATGTGTATGACTAACAGCACTCAACACACAGAATATACAAATCAGATAACTATCTGTATATAAGAGAAATAGCAGGTTGGTGCCAAAATGGTGCCGAATTGTTTACCTTTGCCCAATGTTCATTCGGAAGTGAACAATGCCTGATAGTGGATATTCTATTGTATAGAATCCTACGATGAAGCGAACCAAAACGCATCGACAGCATCAATGTCAGGATATGTCGTGGTTTGTAAGGTTTTGTTAGGTTCTAGCAACTATAAAAATATATTTTGCATTACCCCTTGACAAATAGGAATTAATGCTTATATTATAATTAATATAATATATATTATATATAATAATATATATAATTATAATATATATTAAATATTATATAATATATAATTAATATAAAATATAACTTTTTATTTGACAAATGAGAAATCTCGTGGTATAATTATCCTATAGTGAGAGATGGTGCTTGTAGGAAAGGTTAGTGGGGTTTGCAAGCCCAATCCGAAAGCACTTGCCCGAATGGGCTAGGCGGCGAGAAACTAACCCTATGCGTGTAGTTCTTAAAGCTGAAAATAGAAAGAGAATATGACTTATATACCAATACCAAAAAAATTCCAAATAGAGGCTATCCGAAATATAGCAGTATATGGGACTTATTATTATAAGTTCGTAGAAAGGGCTAAGTATAACCCGATGCGCATAATTTTTGGGGACTATAAATTCTTAAGTGTAAAACCGGAAGATACCCATGCCCAAAGACAAAATAGATACCACAGTGAGTGGGCTAAAAAAGTTACTGTCGAAATATCCTGACGACAAGGAGTTGGTCTTCTTTTATGATGCGGATGGCGCGTATGGATTTTTAGAGAGAGTGGATGAAGACAAGGAAAGAAACGAAGTTTTAATACATATAAGTTAATATGATTACACCTGAAGAATTACAAATGGCGGACAAAAGGGTAGATGGTGCGAGTGAACAGAAAATTGCTGACGGTATGGGTATAACAAAAAGCAAGGTTCACCGCCACTTGTCCAAGCCAGAAGTCCGTACCTATATCGAAGAAATCAATCAAGACCTAATCCAGAATGCACTGGATGCCGCAAGTGAAAATATTAAGTATGCTGTTAAAAGCTACAAAGAAGGCGCAGTAATCAAGAAGATGTCTAAAAAAGGGGAAGTCTTCGAAGTTGCCGATGAGCAGTTGCGTGACCATGGATTTAAAGCCAGTATACGCCTCCTTGAGAGCAATCAGATACTATCTAGCAATATTCAGTCCCTTTATATCCAGCAAATCTATAACGACCAAAGAACGGAAATATCACACTCTATAAAAGAGTTACTGGCGCAGATAGTCAAGAATGACATGGGTGGTGGTAACTTGCTTACTGAAGGTAGCGTAGTCGAGGCAGAAGAAACAGAATGAGTTATTTCTTTTTTGGTGTTATAATCCTTTTAATCTTTTTAATGTTAGTCAGACATATATCAGGAGACCAAGATGATTAGAATTGTTTTTAGTTCGTTTGGTGTGTTTATTGGTGAAAGGAACAAAAGCGAGGCGGACGTGTTGTCCATTAAAAATCCCCGCCAGATAATTATACATAAGCCGGAGAATGGAAAAGAAAAGGCAGGTATTCAGTTTACCATCGGAGAGCCGTTTGGACATCCCGAAGTAATTGACTTTAACCGAAGCCTCATAGAAGTAAATCAAGATGTTCACGATGAAAATATCATTAGGGCTTACAAGGAAAGCACAACTGGACTAACTCTTGTCAGGGCTGAGGATAGAATTGATTTGAGCGGGAAGCCACTTAATTAATATGGAAAATAGAGTGCAAAATAAAATAACAAATAAGAGCAATGTAATTAATTCGGCACTTAATCAAATCATAGATAATGCAAAATTAGCTGTTCCCCCAACTTTTAAAACCAGTGAAGAAATACAGGCTGAAAAGAAAGCCGACCTAGAAAAAAGATTTGGGAAAGGTATCTCTTTATGCCCTATACGATACGCAAGGTAAAGGGTGGTTATAAAGTCTATAGCCCTAGTGGTGCTAAGTCTAAAAAGCCCATGAGCAAGGCAAAAGCAAGGCGACAGCAAAAAGCCCTATATGCCAACGCCCCTGATAGGAAAAGAAAGAGACGAAAAAGGGGGAGACGATAATGAGCAACATGGATTTGTGGTTCATACTATTTATAATTGGATTCACATTAGGTTATGTAATAGGTAACTTATAATGGGTGGACATAGCGGACACGGCCATAGCCATTCCAAGGGAATGTATAACCAAGATAAAAAGAAACGAAAAAAGAAAAAGGGTAAAAAGAGATAGACCATAATACGTTATTTGAGAACACGGACTATTCTCCGTTCATAGGTTTCAGCGATTACATCCCCAATCCTGTATTCAGCACTTTACTGAATATTAGAAATAAAGTCATCTTGATTGTTACAGGGAATCGCTTTGGTAAAACAAGAGCCTTAACTAGAGCTAAGGGCGTATATCCAGTATTAGGGTTATGCCCTATACCAGACCACAACATAAAACCGGAAGATAAGTGTCGGGTAATTAGATTTGCGGCAGAGCTTTTGCCAGAGGACAAAGACAATGAAGTAAAGAACACGGTATATCCTCTGTTAAAGTATCAGCTACCTTGTAGTGTTGTTAAAAAAGACATTACTGCACGAAGCCCTGTTATAACAGTTACACCGATGCTTGGCGGAAAATCAGCGCAGTTAGAATTTGTATCCTATGGACAGACATCTCAAGCGCAAGCGGGTGTTGAGAGAAGGATAATTATACCTGATGAAGTTAGTCCTTATGAGTTCTATGAGGAGTCCCTACCAAGATTGGCTACGACAAATGGGCAATTTTGCGTAGGCGCGACACCAATAGAAGCTGGATGGATGTATACTGAATTGTATGAACGAGCCAGAACCTATATTCGGACACCGGCAGTAAGGAGCTTTTTATTAAAACAATATGGGCAAAAAGTAAAGCAAGTAGAGAAAACCGACTCCAAAAGTGATATATGTGTTATTCAGGCGGCGACAGACGACAACCCAATTTGGGAATTAATGCTAAGGCAAAAGAAAAATGAGATTAAAAAAGGCATTATCAAGTCCGAGGATTTTCCTTTTGATACTGTTAATGAGTATCTGGACTCTGTTTTTATGTATGACGACCCTGATACTATTGCTATGCGGCGTTATGGGGTATTTCGTCAGATTACTGGTGCGGTTCATAAGGAATTTAGCTGGCAGGTTCATGTCATTGATGGGAAGAGATACTTCCCCGATGGGATACCGAGGGGATGGAAATTCGCCCGAATGATTGACTATCATCAATCAGTTCCTTGGGCAATATCTTGGATAGCATTGTCTAATGATGATGAAGCGTTTGTGTGGGAGGAAATGAATCCTGACCCACATAATTACACAACCTACGGGATATGTCAAGAAATGATACAGAAGAGCCTTGACTATTCGTATAGAATAAATTTGATAGATAAGTTGGCGAGCGAGATACAGCCCAACCTGACTACGGTAAACAGAACGGCGACAGATGAGATAAATCATATTTTAAGAGAGAATGGGAGATTAAGGTATGATGGTGACACAGCTTTCCAAGCGTGGGATGACAAGACCCATACGGGAGAGGATAAGGTAAGGGAACGACTGATAAACGCAAAGATATGCGGCAGCCCTTTTAAAAATGACCAGATGCTCAACGGTAGAAAGGTTAAGTTGCCCACGCTTTGGATTTTGGATAACTGTAAACAACATGCCTTATCCCTAAAGAATTGGAAAATGACCGAGTGGTTAGACCGAGATGCACAAGTGACTAAAGACCCTCGTGATAAGAAAGAGTCCAAGTGGTCACACTTTAATATGTGTTTAGAAGCTATTTTTAAGGACTCAAGATTCAAGGTAACAAACTACTATTCACCGAGAGATGAGTTTCATCAGAAAAATACTTTTTTTCAAGGTTTATCAAGGTAATGCCACTCTATACTTTTGTATGCAGGAATTGTCAAAAACTATTCGGTATCATAGTTCCATTAGCGGACTATGACAAAACGGTGAAGTGTAAATACTGCAAACGTAAAATAGAAAGAATAATAACCCCAGTGAGTTTTTCAGTTAAATAAATGGCTAAGAAGAAAGCAGTAGAAAAGAATGGAAAGTTTGGAGACGCTGAGGGTTATATAAAATCCCTTGTCATTGACAATGAATATAAAATAGCCGCCGCCAACAATCAACAGCAATACGCAGACTATGAATCTATCTTAGACATGATAGAGCTTGTCAGGGGTGAGAAGAACTACTCTTGGCAAAGCGATATATTCATAGGACATCTACTTTCCCATATGCTTACTGAGGCTTCTTCTTGGGCTGCTGTGGACTTTCAATCGAGGGATTTCGTTGATATTTACCTAGAAGGCAATCAACCTGATGATAAGCACAAGGCTAAAGCGGCAAAGATACTTCTTAACGCACTTTTAAATATTAAAGATGTTTACCACTATCACAAGCGTATCAGGGGCAGAACTATTAATTGGATATTCGGCCAAGTATATATGCTGATGTGGTGGGAACAAAAAGTAGTTACAAGAAAAATTCCTCAGCAACCAAGAACCGAAGTTCAGAGAGGGTTTGACAGTAACGGCGACCCAACTGCAAAGGTTGTAGAAATCCCACAGGAACCAAGAGAAGTTGAAGAAGTAATTTTCGACAGAATGAACTACGAGGTATTTGATGCCCGTAATGCTTTCACTGATGCTAGTTTCACTTATTCAGCGCAGGAAAAACCGTGGATTACTCTTCGCTCAGTGAAACGATTCAGCCAGTTAAAAGACGACCAAGAGAGGATGCAGTATTTTAACCTTGACGTTTTAGAAGAAAAAATCTATGGGGGAACCAAAGATAAGAAACCCGGAAGCACCCCCGAAACAGATACATCCAAAGAGTCGTTCAATAAGTTAGGCGGTGCGTATAGTCCCAAGCAAGAGACTCTATCAAAGGTTGACCCTGACCTTGATATACTTGATAGGTATGGGAAAATATGGGCTGTAGTGAAAGAAAGGGATGATGGGGATAATCCTACTGAAATAGAACCCGGATATAAAGATGGCAAAATAAAAGATAAGGCGGAATTGGTTGAAGCTATCATAACTTATGCCGGAATAGGTGGTAATTTTACTCTTATTGGATTTAAGCCAACATGGGCTATTGATGCTTACGGGAGACCATTCAAGCCTATAATAAGGGGTTGGTGCTACATACATCCGACAAAAGACATTGGATTAAGTGATGGCAAGAATCTTCGTGAAATGAATATTGCCATGAATGACACCTTTAACCTCAATAATGATAGAACAATGCTGGCAACCTTGCCCATGTTCAAAGGTAGAAGGGATGCCCTCGAAAACAATCCGACTATTTTTATCGAACCAGAAAATGTAATGCTCATGGAAAATCCAGAAAAGGATTTATTAGAGCTTATAGTAAAAGATAACATTCAAGGTGGTATGGCTCAGATGAATTTTATCAGGGGCATATCGTCCGAGATGGATGCTGTGTATACTACAACTGAGGGCGGTCTGCCCGAAAAGACTTCGACCACGGCAACTGCGGTGTCAGGGTCGGCACAGAAGACCGCCACAAGAGCGAATTTAAAAGGTCTCACTTGGACATATACGGTGGATGTGGAATTCTACTGGATGATACAGCAACTCGTATATCGAAACATGAGGTATGAGACATTGGAGAAAATACTAGGGAAAGAGTTAGTCCAATACTTTGACCCTCGTAGCGATTATACCTATGTATCTCTCAGCCAAAACCTCGAAAACGAACATCAAAAACAAAAGAAGGTTTCTACCTACGACCAAATTCAGGGACGTTTGGCGGGATTAGCCAAGATAATCCCGCAAGCAATACCCAAAGCAGCCGCATATATATTTGGAAAACAAATGGAATTGCTCGGAAGCGAATACAGAGAGGTGGCTCATATCGTTGACCAGATAGCTAATGCTAAACCAGTAGAAGAAAAAGGTGCAGAACAGGTTAAAGATATGAAAGACGAGGCGGCTACCAATCAAACAGGTGTCCCCCAATCACCCGAAGAAATAGCGACAAGAGGTATGCCCAAATAATGTTATCTGGTAACGACTTAAAAGAATACTTAGAGTTAATGGGGAAACAAGGATGGAAAATACTCAGCATACTTAGTGAGCTTAGTCCGGTTATTGAAAAAATGGATACCTCTCCATATAAAGAAGTTTTAGAGGAAGATGTAAAAGAACATTCTGATTTGTTTAATAAAGTTTATGCTTCTTTGTTGAAAGATGGAAAAGTTGAACCGATAGATGTAGCAAAATTACAAGTGTTGGACAGGAGAATAAAAAAGATAGCAAAAGATTTGGCGTCTTATAATGTTGTTAATAACAGTATTAACAAAACATCTTCTTTCCTAAAAACACCTGAAGGTAGAGTAGCATTGGAAAAATCTAGGGACGCTAGGAAGAAAAAGCGTGGGAATTAATATTATAAAAGGAGGTAACTGAAAAATGGCAAAAGCCGATAACAGTGATGACTTGACACAAGCCACCACTGGCGCTGAAAAGCTGTTAGCAGAGACCAAAGCAAAAGAAGAAATTGCCGACAAAGAAGCGGCAGAGAAAGAAGCCGCCGAACTAGCGGCTAAGGAAGCTTCCGACAAGGAAGCCGCAGAAGAAGCCGCAAGAGTCGCTGAAGCTGAACGGTTAGCCAAGGAAGCAGAAGATGACTTACCACAGGGAGTCCGCTCCCACATCGGAAGAATTATTACTCGACAACTAAAGAAACAGTTGAAGGAGGAACTTTCTCCCGTTCTCGAAACACTTGAGGAAATAAAAACTCGCGGAACCGTTTCGCAAGAGGAAGAACTTGTGGAGCCGGTGATGCCGGAAGACCCTACCCCTGAAGATGTAGTAAGATACACTAAAGAGAATAGGGAATTTATCCTTAAGACAATTGAGAGAAAGCAAGCACAAAAAGACTCGGAAGCCAAAAAAGGAAAAGCAGATTACGGAAAAGAATATACGAAGTTAATCGAGGATTCGCTTGACCCTGATGAAAGTCCCGAAATCTACCAGATGATGACAGAAGTAAAAGGCAGAGACGCTCGCGGAGTCGCCATCGGAGGGGAGTTCAATAAGGCGTATACAGGTGATGCCAAGAAGGATTTTCTTATTAATTACCGTAATGCAACCACAGCTTATATTGCTAAGTTAAGGAATCCTATGGAAAAGAAAGTTTTAAAAAGTCAGACTACAACTGTCAAAGTGGGGGCGGTTAATATTCCCTCTACTACTACACAGGCTGAGAAAGTCGTAGACAGAAGTAAGTTTTCCGACTTAGAGAGAGAAGCTGCAAAATTATTTTCCGATAAAGAACTATCAGAGATGGGTTTATAATTGGCAGAGTCACGAAACAGAAAGTATTACAAAACACGGCTGCCTAGAGAGAAGAGAGTTATAAGTATTTTTGGGGCTACCGCGTATATTGACGGAAGGGTCACAAAAGACCAATCCAATAAGTTTTACAGGTGTTGGAATTGCGGATTTGTCTGCAATACCGACAGAGACAAATTAGGTGATGGTGTTGGATATTATGTTACGGACAAGCCCGACCTTTATTACAATAATAACGGTTCCGCTGCTTTTCAGTATCCTTGCTCAAACGCTTCTTTACAAGCGGCCAAGATATGTGTGACCACGGTATCAACGCCTAGATTAATGCAACTAGATTCAGACGGAAATCCGATAGGAGTGATTCATAGTAACACGGAGATTATTACCTCAGGGTGTCCTCAGTGTGGTTGCAAACAATTTAGATAAGGAGGCCAATCATGGCTTTTAAGATTGCACAAGGAACAAGAAATGTAGAAACTGCGTGGTTTCCGATTGACTCGGTAACTGCTGCAAGCCTCTACATGGGACAACTTGTCAAGTGCGATAGTGGTTCATTCAACGGGATGGCTCCGTTGGTGGTTGCGGCAGGTGCTACAGATGTAACGACTGTTGCAAAAACTATCACGGGTATAGTGGTAGGATTCAATAACTATCCAATGACAGAGTTGAACAATTCTACCTATGGTGCGTATATGGCTTCGGTTACAAGCCAAGCATCACAGATAGCGATAATGAAGATGGGGCAATTCGGAGCGTTGGGAGACCCTGCACCAAAAGTGCAAGTTGCTCTTTTAGACGGCACGATTTTTGTAGAAGCCCCAATATATAATGCAACATATGGAGTAGCACCAACACTTCAGACGGTTACTACGGGAGATACAACTGGAGCAAGCATGACAGTTACCCCCGGAGCAGATGTTGCCACTGTTGCACAGTTGTCAACCACATATTTCCGTTCAGGTTTAAATAAGGGAATATACAGGGTGAATTTGGCAGCAAGCACCACAGGTCACACCTTTACAATGGCTTTTCCATATGCTATCGCAGCTGGGGATACCTGCGTGATTCTGCCTTATAGATTAGGTGATTCCTATGTCCAGATTAACTCTACATCTGATTATCTAGGAATGTGCTTTAACTGCGCCGCGACACCGGCGACAGATTACTTTAGAGTTCAGGTCAAGGAACTCGACTTTGCTGAAGCTGGCAAAGAAAGGATAATCTGTAGATTCTCACCCGCACATTTCGCAGGAAGATAAGGAGATAGATTATGCCTAATCCTATAGTTCAATCAAGATTACCCGAATTAGTTAGAAAAGGTTGGGACAAAGTTACGGCGGAGGTGACAGAGGAACTGCATCAGAGGGAAACCTTGGCAGAGACTCTTTATACTCACGAACACATAGACTCAGCCTTTTACGAAAAATACAGCGTAAGCGGTTTACCGGATATGCCACGTTTTAACGGAACACTCCGGTATGTAGATATGGCTCCGGGTTATGGAGTTCGTATCGAACCCGCCGAATTTGCATTTGCGGTAGAATTGGAAAGAAAGCTTTGGTTAAACAACCTCTATAATGTTCTAAAGGACATTCCTAGGGAGCTGATGACCGCAGCCCACAGAACCAAAGAGAAAGCCGCAATTAGAGGTTATGCAAACCTTAATTCTGCCGCATTCGATTTCATGCCGTGGAATGAAGAAGGCGTGGCTATTGCCAGCACAGCACATACCACCAAAAATGATTATGTGACTTACTCAGCATTTAGCCAGCCGGGAAACAGTAACTTGGGAACTGCTGCATTTAATCCCACTACTGTAGAAGCCACGCGAATCCTTATGAGGGGATTCAGGGGTCTTAATGGTGAAATCCTCGCCATTAATCCCGATGGTTTTATAGGAGCGACATCCTATGACCAGAGATTTGAAGAGCTGACTGCAACTGAAAAAGGATTGTATTCTGCTGAGGGGACTATCAATGTCCAGAACCGAAGGAAGTGGGAATATAAAACATCCCAGTATTTCAACGATTATTCAACGAAAAACTGGATAATGGTCGATTGGGGTCTTTTAAAGAAACTTGCCATGTGGATAACCCGTATGGAAGATGAAGGTGGGGCAAAGATTGATTTTGAAACCTTCCGTCTCAAATTCTCTCTATACAGTTATTGGGGCTACGGCTTCACAGGTTGGCAAGCATTTTACTTCCAACAGGTTCCATAATTTAAAAGTGAGGGTGTGGGGTAACTCAAAAGCCCCACACTCACACCAATAGGGTAAGGGGGAGTGAAATTCTTCCCGGCTGTGCATGCGAGTTAAAGACAGGGCAGAGTTCCTAATTTAAGGAGATTTATATGGGTTTAACTAATTTTCCACACGGCATACTGGCAACACCAAATATAGGTGGTGGCTCTACTTTTGCCGGTTGGTGGAGTAATCAGATGTTGTTCGTAGATAACGAAGGTGGTGGTGCAGCAGGGACAATGGATTCACCCTATCAGTATGTTGATACCGCCATTGCTGCCGCAAGTGCTTGGGCTACTATTTATGTCCGCCCAAGGACACCAGATATAGTTGGCGGAGACCCTCAGGTTATTATCCCCACGTCTCTAACAGCGAATCTTTCTATTGCCAAGACTTTGTATGGGCTTACCCTTATTGGAACTGGGACGGGTCAGGGAGCGAGATGTGAAGGTTATGCTACTACCCTTCAGGGTGCAGCGGGTGTGACATCGACCCCTGTATTAAATATTCTGGCTCCATATGTCGATATAGAGAATTTCCACTTTAAAAAAGGTGGAATGACAGGGTATCCTTTAGTTCAGTTCTATTCTCCGGGGTTTGGTGGATATATTGGGAATTGTAAGTTTAATCAGGGTAACGGGACTGCCTACAACACGGCAGCGGTTACTATCAATTCCGCTTGGTATACCACGGTGGCTGGTTGCTTCTTTGACCGTTGCTCAGTGGGTGTTGGTCTTGCTGGTGCAACTGCCGATTTGGTAGGCACTAGGATTTCCACCAATGAGTTTGTTCAGGACGCTGCTAACAATTACGGTGATATTATCGGTTTCTCTACTACAGGTCACTTAAGAACTATTATTGATGGTAATAGCTTTGGGTTACTTCCCTCTCATGCCGCACCCGGTAAGGCCAGATACATCTATTTTAGTGGTGGTTCAGATACAGGCAAGGTTTATGATAATTTCTTTGCCACAGCTACATCAGTTGTTACCGCAGATAATATAGTATTAAATGGTCTTGTTGATGCTGGTGGAAACTGGACGAACAGAGGTTGGTTTACAAGTTAATCAATTCTTTAAGGGGGAGCCTTAATTGGCTCCTCCTTTTGGAGCTTTTATGGGAATTACAATTATTATAAAAGACAGTAAGCCGAAAGGCGAAAGCAGGACTGATACAGATAAAAAATTAGTTGACAAAGGTTGGGGTTCCTCCTTTAAAAACCCCGAAGATGCGGACAAATGCGCTTACCTCGAGAGAAAAATAAAGAAGCATTTTGGTTTGGATAAAAGTTTTGTAAGAGGAAGTTTAATAGAAAAAGTTTTAGAAGGGCGTTAAGCGAAAGCACCCCAAGAAGGAGAAAATTATGAAACGAAAACCTATGAGTGAAGAGACTAAGGAAAAGTTAAGATTGAGGTATAAAGAGAGAACAGCGTCTAAAAAACTGGAAGCTGCCTACCCACCGGCAGTCCTTGAGGACACAGATGTGAAATTAACGGGTCTTAGTGCAGACACATCTATTGAGAACGCCAAAAAATCCTCCAAGGCAATTAAGACATCTTCGGGTATTAAGTGGTTTACTGAAGTAGATTATAACCCCAAAGGCAAGGTCTCTGGCGACTATCCCGCATATTACTTCGAGGCTCAGATGTATGAGCTTGAAGAAAACATAAGGGATTTGGGACAAGCCATTGAAGACGGGGTGTTCCAAGGGACAAGGAAAAGAGACGAAATGAAAAGATTGAAAACAATGACAGACCGTCTCGAAAAAATTAAAGAAGGAAAACCCAAGCTCTCCCCGGTAGATAAGGACAGGATGTCCCGTTCCCTGAGAGAGCTTTGTGATGATATAAAGAAATCCCAATACTCATATGACGAGTGCTGGAAGCAAACGGCAGACCCGCACGAATTAGCGAAAAGAATGGAGCAGCCGTGCATAGAGATAAAAAATGAATTGGTTGGTTCATACGCAAAGCAACGAGGCATGAGGATTAAAGATGGCAAGATAAGCCAGAATCACGCCACTATGATTGCCTCTGTTATGGCAAAACTCATTGGAGAACATATAGACGTTTCTTATCGTAAATAGGAGTAAACAATGTTAGGATTGGATTATCAATCCCGTATCAATCTTCTTCTTTCAGAGTCCAGTGGAAGCCAATGGATTGATTTAAAAGGCTCATTCGATTTTATGTATGAGGCGGCGAAGGACTTTGCCAAGGAAACAAAGTGTTGCACAAATTCGCAAGCGATAACTACCGTTGCTAACCAAGCGGCATATCCTCTTAATCCTGATTTCCTAGAGGTATTGACGACTGACGATGACAATTTCGGTCTTGTGCAATACAATACCGGAACAATTTCATCTCCCGTTATATCATGGCTTGGATGGGAAAGTTATTCCAATTATTTACAGAATAATAACTCGCCCGGAACACCTACGTCACACGCGATAGCCGATTATCCCATCGTTATACAAATCACAGGAAGCACTACAAATTCAAGCACCGCTACTGGTGGTCAGTCTAGTCTAATTGACTCTGTGCAAACATTATTTTCAACGGTAGCTGTTGGTGATGACATTATAGATGTCACCAATAATTATTTTGGCAAAGTTCTCGCTGTGTCAACTTCACTTACGACTGCTATGTTCAATATTTCAACAAGGAGCAGTCAGTATGTAGGGTGGGCAAACGGAGTCAGCTATATCATCCAACCACAGCCACGGTATCAAATATTCCTAGACCCTGCCCCGACAACCACAGGTCAAATTATCACAGTTCCCTATTATGCAAAACCACTCCCTGTATATTCAGATTATGGTATGTACCCTTTTGCCACAGGATATGAGGAAGCATTATTAAAGTATTCGGCATGGCTCTATCGGTATAGAGATAGCAAGCCGCAGTTTGCTGACCCATTGTATATGGCTTATGACAAGGCGTTGCGTAAAGCAAAGAATGTTCATAGGAAGGCTGTTGGCGCACTAGGATTTCGTGTTAACTTTATTTCACCAAATCCTAGGAGTTGGACATAAAAAATGGCTGTTGCGAAAGATATAAGAAAACAAACAGGTCACTTCCATTTCGATTGGCCACTCATCGGCAAGTTGCGGACTGATGTAGACCCATCCCTTATAGGTGAGTCAAATTTCCGCGAGTTAGTAAATTTCAGGTACTCGCCGGATGGTATAAAAGGTATTCAGGGGATGACCCCGATTAATGCGACACCCCTTACTTATACAACCACCGTGAATGGTTTCTATTATCGAAAAGATAATACCTCAGAGTATCATACGTTTGTTCAAGGTACGTCTGGAAGTAATTCTGTATTATATCTATCTGATAATACAACTAACATACCAAATCAAGATACTTTTAGTTCTTTCCAGATATTGGAAAACGAGAATACTGTCTTTTTTAGTGAGGCTCCTAATAATGGAGTTTGTGTCTGCAATGGGGTGATTAATCGAATATGGGAAGGATACGAGACGAACTGCGGACAGTTTATAGTTTTTGACCCTGCTGGGAGTTTCTGGTATGATTATACAGACCAAGTTAATTATTCCCTGCCAAACATTTCCAGCTCTACCATTATTCCATTAGACAATTTTGAATATGGAACAGATGCTTTAGCGCAAGCAGCCTATGTAACAAGTAGTGTGTTAGGTTGGGACATACTAGACGAGGAGTGTACAGACATATCTTCATGGACTAATAATGATGTTGGTAATGGAGTGTCTTCTGTTTCTCCGGCAGGACAATTTAGTTTTGCCGCAAATGCTCATAAAACTCCTAATTATGCAGCTCGTTTTCAGTATATATCATCTCCTCCGAATGAATTTACTTTGGAAATAAAAACCTATTTCGATTCTCTGGCAAACGGTTTCAATGAAGCTGTTCTATGGTATCAGTCAAACACATGGGCATTGAATTTGTACTGGTCATCGTTTCAAGGTCTTGTTATAAAAAAAACAGGTGGTGCAGATGTTGTAGTTACCACCGATGTGCCGCATGATGCCAATGCAAGATGGCAAACATGGCGGTTTCAAGTAAACAAGACAGTTGAGTCATCCGCGACAGCGGAAATATTCCTAGATGATGTTTCATTGGGGACATTTGATTGTAATTATACCGCTTCATTTGGAGATGATGGCAGGATTCAGTATGTTCAATATGGTCAAACGACAAGCGGTATGCTCAGTCACCTCGATTTTATAAAAATTGCAACAGGACTTGGAGAACCTACTCTTTATTATCTACAGGATTATTCCGAGGCTACAATTAAGACTCAGGGGTATTATTCTTTAAAAGCAATCGCCCTTGCCGGTGCGGCTGGTGCATATCTTGAAAAGACCTTTAGTCCTATTGATTTAACAGGA